TAGTATTTGCATCACGTGTTCTGCATTCAAAATTATCTAGTAATTTACTATCAGATACACGTTCGATTAATTCAGAGCCTAACCATCTGCAAGCTTTTTGAAATGGTAATCTCTTATAAAGTTTCATCCATTTTTCACGAATTGTATTTTCTAATGAAGGCCAGGTATACATATTGTCCTTAAATTCTTTTATAAAACGAATAGGATGTCTTAATGCAAAAAGAGATGCATACCACATATTATTGCTATATCTATAATCATAAGTATTAATCATATATAACTCCTTTTATTACATTCTTATTATAATATACTAAATTTTCAATGTAAAGCCAAATCACGATTTAATATCCAACCCTTCTATTTTTAATAAAACCATTACATTATTATAAGCTTCTTTACTAATTACTACATCATAAAAACATTTTCTTTCCAAAGAACTCCCATCATAATGCTCTATTTTAAAATCTTCTTCTATTATTTCTATTTTATTTTCAATTTCTTTTTTAATTTTAGTAGCTTCTGTTTTCATACGTTTAGTTAATAAATCTTGATATGTCTGTAATTCCCACTCTACATAATGCCTAAACCCAAAATCCCAGCGAGACATTATAATAAACCTAATTTGTCTACCTTTAATATCTAATAAAACTTTACATCGAGGATCAAAATCAAGTCTATTAAGACCTAAATTTTCCCATACAAATTTACCTAATGCTTCATCTCTACTATAAATAGTTATATACTTTTGCCACATTAATCTCTCCTTAATCTAAATGGATAACCACCTAATATTTCTTTTAATCTTTTTCTTTTTTCAGCTTCTCTAATATAATATTTTACATCATCTTTTATACCTTTACCCCACCAATCATTTAGTATTTCTGTTCTTTCTGGTGATAAATTTTTTGTTTGTCCATAGTGTGTTCTAGCTATTCCACCACAACTCAATGTACCAAATGTTGGATCTAATAAAGTAAGCAAACCATTATGATAATGATATCTAGTACCTCTTTCCCATTTTCTATATAAAGGTGAATTACGATAAGTTTCTTCATTTTCTCTCAATTCATAGCTACAACCACTTTTCTCATATACACGTAAATTTAATACGGATATTTTAATACCCCAAAAAGCACGAGCATATGCTTCAAATTCCCTTTCATTAATAGGAGGAAATTCTTGTATAAACTCTTTTATAGCCATATACTTTTCATCGAAATTATCTAAGTTAAAATATTTACTCATTATAATACTCCTGAATAAATAAATGGTGCCGAAGCTAAACTGTTATAATTACTTGGAAAACTAACAGAAGTCAAACTTGTACAGTTATAAAACATACTATTAGGATATATTTGTTCAATTCGATTTGTATAACCTTTAATTCTTAATAAAGTTACAGCAAGGTTAAACTTTTCTTCGGATAAATAAAACATAAATTCTACATATATATCTGAATCAGTCATCAAAGGCTGTTTTTCTTCTTTAACTTCTACATTTATTAAATCGAAAAAGTCTAATCCAAGTATACTTTCTATCCATTCAAATTGTTGATGCATAATATCATTTAAACTATCTTTATCAAAGAATGGAAATGAGCTAGGAGTTATCCAGTATTTAAATAAAATTATATGATCTTTTACATTTCTTCTTATCTTAATTGCTATATCTCTAGGATTATAATGAAAAGTATCTAACCAAGCTGTACCTAATACATCTGAAAATGGATCTATAACCAAATGATCAAAATTTACTTCTGGAGTTAATACCATTATTTCCCTACCTTTTCTAAAAATTTACTTAAAGCTTCTTCATTTATATTTAAACCACTTTCTACTAATTTTATATAAAACTTAGTTAAATCTTTTTCTACCCACATTATATGATATAAACTTTCCCCTTGTAATGTATAACGCAATGCTAACTCTTTATTAGCAAATCTCTTTTTACAATAACAAAATACATTATTAGTATATTCAATATAATCAGCATATTCTGTATTTAATTCTTTATCTTCCGGTAATAATAAATATATAGTTTTTACCGGTAAATTATTATAAGTTATCCAATCATTAGTATGGTCTGTATAAAGCCCATATGAACCATCAGAAGTTGTAATCAATTGTATATCTTTCATTGAAAACCTCCGGATATTCTACAATACCCAACCAATGCATCTAATTGTTCTTTTGTTAATTCAAATGTTATTGTAGATGTTACAACATTATAATCTCCTTTTTCTAATTCATCCTCAAAAATTTTCCAACCAAACGTTTCCGTAATAAATTGTTTTAAACTACGCCGACACATTCCTATTACTTTAGAGTTTTGTGCCTGAAACATATCTGTTATTTTTACATAGAATATATTTTCATCATCAAGATCTTCAAACCAATTTACCATTAAAACAGTACGATGAAGCTGTTCATCTATTAGCTGAATCATTACCGGTTCTAGATTTTCTAAAGCATCCACATATTCTTCTAAAGTCATTTCTTTTTCCTTTGCTATATATAATATCAAGTTTAATAGCAAATGTAAAACAAAAAACCTCTGCTTTTATGCAGAGGCTAAGAGGCCAAATGATAAAAATAAAATTATCAAATTTGGATTCAACTCCACCAAGTAAGAGCGCGTTTTGGCACAAACAATCCTAAGCTAAGCCAAAACAACTGAAGGAGTATCCCTTACGGCGATCATTGTTTAACTTTATAAACATCTCGAATCTATTTATAAAGCATCCGGTTTTAAAAGATACATTTAACAATGCAACCCACTTCAAGCTTACCTGTTAAACAATATTTATTATATATAGATTTTTTCAAAAGTAAAGCAAAAAATTTCTGTTCTATAAAATAAGGGAAAGCAGCAATGTGCGATCCTATAATTTCCATGCGATAATATCAAGTGGCGGGAACTAAAGAGAAAACAATGTTAAAAGAGACTACGGCCCTAGATTTTTGGGCATTCCGTGAGGATTATGATATTGATAATACCATATCCGTTTGCAAAGAACAATTTTGTGAAAACCTTATAAAAATCTTCCATCAACGTAAACAAGATTCAGAAAAATATCCAGTCAGCTTATGCAGCTTAGATAATTATACTGTATTCCGAAATATGTATGTTACGCATAAAAATATTACATTCAATACTAAAAATTTAATATTTGAAACTTGTGTAACGGATTTATGGGATAGATTTGTAACTTATCTAGAAAGACAAAAAGATAAAAGAGGACCACAAGATCCATATATGGAAGAACAATTAGTAATGAATGGTCAATTAGATAAATTCAGTGCAAATGAAATAACTTTATATAATAAAGCAGACTATCATGATTTCTTTGGATCTGGTGAATTTCCATTTATGAATTTTAGTATTATACGAGTAGGAACTCGAGAGTATTCATTCTGGGATATAGTAAGATAAAAGAAAAAGGCCTAATTAAAGGCCTTTTTTTAACTCAATTGATTTACAACTTCTCGCCGGAAAACACGATCTATTGCATTAACTTCTTCAAGAGACATATCATCATCAATCATTTTATCATGCAATTGTGTCATCATCTCTAACCATTCTTGCATACCTAATTTACCAGTTTGTAAACCAGCGCCAATACCTTTCATTTCATTTTGATATGGCAATTTAGGTTCATGAAATTGCGTAATTTCATTATTTAATGCTTCAATGATAATTTGTCTAATTTTACTCATATTATATTAAAGTATCTACTAATGCATTCGCTTTATCAAACAATTCTGCTCTTTGTGCTTCATCATAAGCAGATAAACCATTAACAAAATCAGAAATTAATTTACCAATTTGTGCAATATATTCTAATTTAGATAATCTACCACTTTGATATTGATCTGCAATTGGCTTAACTGCAGCTTCAAATGCCATATATGCATCATTATCTTCAGCTAAGATTGATTCTTGAAGTGCTTTTATTTGATTTAAGCAATCTTGTAATGTTTTCATAATAAAAATCCTTTAAGTTTGAAACTTTATATATAATAGAACTTATATAGATTCATTTTAAAGTTCTAGTATAAGTAACTAAAAGGAATTATAATGAGTTTAAAAATATTACCAAATCCCGATAAAGCACAATATGATGAAACTACTCAGCGCGTTATAGAAAATGATGGATATTGTCCATGTATGATGGAAAAAACGCCTGATACAAAATGCATGTGTAAAGCATTCCGTGATCAGGCAGTTCAAGGTTTTTGCCATTGCGGCAGATTCATTAAAGTTACAGCTTAAATCTATTCTTCTTCTTTTTCAATATAAGCTTTAACCAATTTTTGTGCTTTACAATAGAGCACAAATTTTTCATAGTTTTCATTAGTCAAGCTTTTGATACAGTTTAACATAGCTTCTAAAGCAAATTCTGTTATACCAAAAGCTTCTTCCATCATATCTATAACTTGATCTTTACCTTGTTCAGCTTTTTCTAACCATATGTCAAACAAATCATATGCATCTAAAATTGCACACATCTGCCCAGCATATGCAGAAAACAAGAAAGGTAAATTTACATCTTGCTTACTAGTATCTGTATCTTTATACAATTCATATTTTTCATCTAACAATAAGATACATTGCCATATTAATACCATAGAAATCATATCAATATAACCTAACAAACCAAGCTGTTTTTCATCATTCTTTTCTATCATCTCAGCTAAAACATTTTTAGGAATACCATTAAATACATTTAAATGATCTTCATCTTCAGTATCTGTAAAATGCCCAATTGATTGTAAGAATTCTGGTTCATCTTCATCATTTGTCAATGCAAAATAGAATCGTACTTCATCATTTAAAGCAGGCAAACAAGTATCTACACGAAAAGCTTGACCATTTTTTAAATTAGCCAACATTTCTTCGCCTTCTTTTTTACTCATACCTTTAACTTGATTCATTAAGCAATCCACTAAGGCTTTTGCACGAATCCAATTAGGTATTTGATTTGGATCTATCATTTTATTTACTCCATTTTTTTGTGTTTAACTGCGTATATTATACTAGTTAATTTTCCAAAGTAAAGCCAAAAGCTTGTTCTTCATCTTTATTAGATAAGTATCCTTTTATACGCAATAAACCATAAATAGTATCAAAAGTTGTTTTATTTAATTTATACATAAGAATATTTATTACACCGGAAGTAGTAATATGCTTATCATGTTTAGCTGCAATTATACCAAATTCAATTTCTAAATCTTTTTCTAAATTAGTAATAAAACCCTCATAAATATCATTAATGTAAAGATTATTTCTCAAATAAATCTTTAAAATATTCTTTCTACATTCAATTTGTTGAACGAGTTGCATACCCATACTAATTACATAATCAAAAGAATTTGTCTCGGGTAAATTTCTTTTATATACCCAATTCTGTAATCCTATACCCAATAAATATTCATTTTTACTTTGCGACAATATATCCTCCCATTCTTAAAAAATTACCTAATTCTGTCATTAACTTGTCATTACCTATATATTCTATACCATTGTGTTCAAAATCAGTAATTTTATTCCAACCATGTAATAACTCATTAAGATGATTTTCTACTAATTCAAACTCTAAATTATGAGGATACCAATTACCTTTAAATAAAATTTCTATAGATATAATATTTTGCTGCTTATTACAGTTTCCAGCAATTATATCACATATTCCTACGCTTTTGCCCGGAATTGCTTCGTTTGTATTAGGTATAGGAAACACTATGCTTTCTAAATAAGCTTTTAATGCATGACAAATTGTCCATTTACCATAAGGTACAAAGAAACTACTCATCTTATCCTCCATAATACAGCCAGATTCTCTACTGCTTCTTTAGGTGCGATAAATCTAAAAGATGTACCCAAATCTTCAACAAATTCAAAATTATATTCGTTTACTAAAATGTCTCTAAATCTTTTATAATCATAATCAAATAATTCATCTGATTTATCATATTCTGTTAAAAACAATGAAAATTCTATACCATAGTAGTTATCTTTAGGATTAAATATATGTAATACAGCAATAAAATGATGAGTTAACCGATTCTGTTTATATAAATCGGTTAACATTTTATCTAATGCATTCACAAAATCTTTACGAAAAGATTCTTTCATAACCAATGCCTTTCTGATTTTTTACTTAAAGCTATAATACTTTCTTTATCTATTTTAGCTAAGGTCTCTAGTTTGTTGTATAAATCACGTGGTATTAAATATTTAACATTAACATCACAATAACTTACTTTTGAACCCCAAGTATCTTCAATTATTCTAGTTTCGCCATATTTAATATCTGTTTTGAATTTACTTTTAATATCTAAATCTTTTTCTAAACTTTCCATTAGTTTATTCATAGCAAATCTACGAAAACTCTTAAGATACTTATTCTTTGATATACCAAAAGATAATTCAATTCTAACTTTAAGGTCAGATATATCTGTAATATATACATAAGTACTTAAACTATTCCAATAAAAACAGCTGCGGACATTAGTATCCACATATGTTCTTAATGCTTCTATCAAAAAATCTCTATTTGTTTTCATAATTAATTGATCTTACTTAATACTTTTAATTTGTCATACAATTCTTCAGGTACTTTATATAAAATCTCATATAAAATCTCTTTATGTGTACTACCATATTCCCTTTCTAAGCATGGTTTATCTAATCCGAATGTATTTTTAAACCAATCTTTTATCCATTGTTGAGCTTCTTTATTTACTATATTAGATCTTATAGCAACTCTAATATAAGGCGGATATTCTTTATAAGGCTCCGGCAATGTATCTTTAATTGTAAAATTGATTTGAAAATTAACCTTTGTTCCACCTAATTCATCTTGAATATAGCGTGTCAAAAGTTTTTCAATATCAAAATATTCTTTATTAAACAACATTTCATTTACCTATTATCGTTTCTTTTTAATAATTCAGCTCTAGTAATAACTTCAAGATTACTTAAATCATTATTAAACTTATTACCATCTATATGATACACTACTTCATTACTTTCTAATTTTCTACCTAATTCTTTTTCCATAAGCCATTTACTATAACTTACTCTGCGCTGGTGCATATATACTTTACCATTATAACTTTTTACCGGTACTTTCTCTTCACAGCTACATACCATACCATCACGGCATTTTCTAGGCTTACCTATTACACGCTTAGCTTCAAGATCTTTTTTAGTAAAACTAGTACAATTTGCTCCCATCCACCCGAATTTACCTTTATTCCAGGTGTTATGACCTTTAACAAATTGACCTTTTTTATTTCTATTCATATTTTTATTATAAATCATTATATATAAATAATAAAGCCAAAAATTAACCAGCAATTCTAGACAATAAATAGATATTATCTCTCGTTTCCTCATCAATTTCATACATAAAAACCAACTGTACACTATGAACGCCTGCAACTCCGGCTGGATCATCAGTATCTTCTGCTATCTCTGATTTAGCCCCTTCTGGTATATAAAATCTTTCACGTAATGCTTTATCCATATCTTCTTTAACTGTATCTATATCCAAATCATCTGTTTCATATACTATTATATAAAAACCAAATGTATTTCGATTCAAATATGCACCAATACTATTCCACCGTACTTCATAACTTATCTTATCTAATTTATCTTTCATAATATTTATAGCATATCTACTAATATCTATTTCTTCAATTGCTAGTTTTGAATTAGCCGTATATCCAGGATACATCTTATTACCTCTTATTTACTATACGAATTAAATAGCTATCTTATATAATAGCGCTAACTTTTCAATTAAGCTAACCGGAACTTGGTATGCTAAATTATAATTTGCTACTGTTTCATTGTTTTCATATATATAATCTTCATCTTTAGTTAACCACACAGAATCTAACCCAAAGTTTTCTTTAAGTATATCTAAAAAGTCTTGCTTATGCTCTAATTTAATATTCGTTACATTTATATATACCATAGCAAAACCTGCATTTTCTGCTCCAAAAGGTATCTTAAATACATTTATACTAAGTGCATAAGATTCTTTATCAGCTTTTGTCAATTCAGAAAGCATCTTAGGTAAATTTAACTGTATATAATTTTCTGCACTAATATATATCAACATATTTAAATCCTTTTTATAATACTCCTTCTATCCTCTTTAAAGCAAAATTAATATCTACATCTTCTTTTTTCATAAACAATTCATATATCAAACGTTTAGTGCCTTCTTTGTATTCAACTTTCTTTTCAATATTACAAACTTTAACTAATTTATTAACAAAATTACCAATCTTCCGTTGATCTAATCTATGTTCTAACAACAATTGATCAGAAGGAAACCCACCATGTGTATCCGGAACATACTTTTTATATATTAATCTTATACCAATATATTTAGCATAATCTTTTCCTACTTTTCTTCTTGTACCTCTTATAACATACCAATCATCTGGATGTTTTTTTACAAACTTTTCTTCTTTACTTGTCAAAAAAGCCATCATAGTATACTGCATAAAATAATCAGTTAAATACCTAGTTATAATTGCATTTAACCTTTTTTCAGTAATATTATCTTTCATGTCTAATCCTTTTTACTTATATTCATTACTATAATATATTACAAATAACAAGTAAAACAAAAAAGCTCAGATATTTCTACCTAAGCTTTTATTATACAAATTAAATAATTAACTAAGCTTTTCTACCAAATTTACTATACTTTCATCTTTTGCTAATCGAAAATATATAATCTTTACTAATTCTGGTTCCAGCTTTGTATTTCTAATTTTTACTTTATACTCATTGGCTATACAATCTTCTACAGCTATTATACTTTCATATATAGCTTCTTTTATATTATCTTTAGTTAATTTTGCTTTTATCTGTTTATGCTTAAAACCTTCTTTAATAATATCTACAAAAAGTTTAACTAATTCTTCACCTTTTCCATCAGTCAAAGTATAAAAATCTTTTTCTGTTTTTTCAATAAACTTTAAATCTTTTTCATTTAACATAAATCATTCCTTTGTTTACTATATGAATTAAATAGTTATCTTATATAACACCGCAAGCTGTTCAACTAAACTTATTGGTACTTTATATGCTAAATTAAGATTACCGAATACTCCAGATTTATCTAATATATGATCATCATCTTTATATATCCACGCATCCTCAAATCCGAATTTTTCTCTAATATACTCTAATATTTGTGGTTTATACGATAATCTAATATTTATTATACATATACTTACTGTACTAAAACCTTTATATTCTTTTCCAAAAGGTGCAAATACACATATATTACACCCATAACATTCCTTGTCTGCTTTAGTCAATTCACCAAGCAGTCTAGGTATGTTTATCTGTAAATAATTCTCAGCTTCTATATGTATTCCCATATTTTAATCTTTTAATCAATTTTGCTTAATACTTCAAACTTTTCAAACAATTCTTTAGATACTTTATATACTATTTCATATAATATATCTGTATCTGAATTACTATACTCCCTTTCTAAATATACTTCATCTAACCCAAATGTATCTTTAAAGAATCGCTTTATCCCTTCTTGTGCCTCTTTATTTACCCCTAAAGATCCTATACCTACTCTAATCAATGGTGGATATTCCCGGTATGGTTCAGGTAAAACATCTTTAATCCCAATAGTAAAATCTGCATTTGGAAACTTTAGATTACTCCGGATACATCCTTCTAAATAAATTTCTATACGTACATACTTATTGTCTATCATTTCTATAACCTTTTTAACTATGTAAATTAAATAGTTTATTACCAACCTATACAATTTTCTATATGGCCATGTTGTTTAAGATAGCCTGTATAAAGATCAATAATCGTATCTCCAGCAGATTTTAACGCATCCTTACAGATTTGCATATAGCTTTTAGTCATATCATCATGTAATTCAACATATAAACGTGACCAATCATGCTTTATATCCACTTCTTTACCGGTATTTTTACGTATATCTCTAATAGTATCATCTATAATACCAATATAAACACGTGTAAATAACTCATCCCCATCTTTCATATTTATATATGCTTCAGCTGTACGTAATTTACCTATATTACCCCTTCTATATATCTCATATACTAAACAATTATTCTTTTCTTCTACATCCGAATACTTTAACATATTATACTCCTTTTTTGCTTAATCTACAAATTCAAAATGATAGCCTTTACATGTTTTATTTATACAATGATATAATAATTTTTTAGTTGTTTGCTTTTTTTTAGAAAAATATTTTCCTTTGATTATTAACGGCTTTTTATTTATAATCTTACTTATATTACCTACATCACAACCAAAAACTTTAGCTACCTGCCTAATACTATTAAATATCTCACCCGTTTCTATACATTTTACTTTTTTATTCTGACCCAACATAGCAATATGCTCTGATCTAGTCATTACAATTAAATTATCTAGTGCATTATTAAATTTATCACCATCTTTGTGCAATATTATGTCTTTATTCGATACTTCCCTACCTGTAAAAGCTTCTATAACTAATCTATCTACACGCACTCTATACTCGGGCATATTCTGTATACAAAAACACGCTGTACTATCTCCACATTTCATAATTTTAGCAGGATACCATACAGGCTTAGTACAACCAGACCGTATTATTTCCCTAGCTAACGCCTTTACTCTACCATAATTACTAATCTGATAATTTGGAGCATAAGGATGAATAGAAACATGCTTCCAAACCTCACCAGGTAAATCCAATAAACTATACTTATTCATTTGTCATCCTTTTACTATCATATTCCTATTATATACTATCAATCCAATACACGTAAAACAAATAATTAAAAAAATTATTACAAACATATATAAACTATTTCAATTATACAGTTCTATAAAATATAAACAAGATAACTATTCTGGAATGTGTAGATGAATACCTATAATCAACAATACATGGTCTCCTCGCCTAAGAAGAGTCCCATAGTATCATAAATAAAGATAGGTATTTTTTTATTACTATACAAATAAAACAGTATATCAAATTAACTTTACGCTAACTATAACCAAAATTAATTTCCATGTAAAGTTATATAACGATATACACACATATATATAAATAAAGAATAATAACAATGTCTATATTAAAACAAATCGAAACAAAAAATACTTTAACAGAAGCTAAACGCGCTGTTAAAATGAACAAAGGTATCGCACACGCTGCTCAAGTATTAGCAGAATCTAACTTAGGTGCTCGTTGCCCAAACTTAGTTAAAGGCTTGGAATCAGAATCTAAAGAAGCTAAATACGCAGCTGCTACTTTGGTTCAATTATTAGAAAATACAGCTGAATACGTTGCTAAAACAGATGGCCGCGATATCTTACACGAAGATGCAGTCAATGCTACAGCTAACACAATGTTAACTCCAGGTGTCTCAACTTTGACTCCTCAAGTAGTTGATATCGTAAATGTGTTCTATCCTCAAATGGTAGCAAATTACATTGCAGATATTCAAGCTTTGGATCGCCAATCTGGTCAAATTTTCACTATCAAAACACGTTATAGTGAAACAGCAGCTGGTGTAGAAGCAAACGACATCGTATTCGAAAAAGCTACTGATGGTACATATTCATCTGAAGGTGTTATTTCTTATGAAGCAGCATCTATTGAAGAAAGTGGTTCATCAGCAACTGAAGCTACAATCACATTGAATCCAGTATCTATCTTGACATCAGCAGAAGCATCTGTAATTGTACGTGCAGGTTCATTTATTGTATCTGTAGGTGGCAAAGAAGTTGCTCGTGACTATGGTTTAGATACAAAATTGGATGGCGTTGGTGGTACATATGTAGTTATCGGTAAAGGTATTTCTGGTACTGTAGATGCACAAACAGGTGTTGCTGAATTGACAATTGATTTAGCAATGTATGAAAACGGCACAACATTTAGTGCAGTTGCTTCTTATGATACAGAAATCGATGAAGATTTGATCCACAAGATTCAATTCGATATTCCAAATCAACCTATCTTAGCTAAAGAACACCCATTAATGTCATCTTACTCAGTTGCAGCTGGCTTAGTCATGAATGCACACTTAGCAGTTGACACAGATGAATTGATCACTAACCAATTAGCTGGTACAATTCGTTGGGAACGTGACTTGGCATTAGTTAAAGCAGTATCTGATGCAGCTAAATTACAATCTTCATTGACATTCGACTGCTCAGCTAACGGTACTAACTTGACATTAGCACAACGCTATAGCTCATATACAACTACAATTTCTTCAGCTCGTGGCTTGATCCAAGAAATTGCTGGTCGTGGTACTGTAGACTTTATCATCTGCTCAGCTTCTCAAGGCTTAGTTGTTATCGAACAAATCGAAGGCTTTAAAGCTGCTCCAGAAGCAAAGAAACCAATTGGTCCATATTTAGCAGGTACATTACGTGATGGCACAATCAATGTTATTGCTGTTCCTTACACAAAAACATTAGCTGCTGATCAAGTAGTATTTGGTTTCAAGGGCTTCCAATTAGGTGATTCTTCAGTTATCTTGGCTGAATGGGTTCCTTTATACTTAACACCAACATTCCAAGCTCCAAACTTACGTAACCACAAAGGTGCATTAAGTTTCTATGATTTGTTCATCAACAAACCAGAATACTTGGCAAAAGGTGTTATTTCTAACTTCAACGTTGCTTAATTAGTTACGTTATATTAGAAAGCCTATATCAATCCCCTGTCCTTAGTGATGGGGGATTTTTATTTGAAATACAGCGTAGTTCTATAGTATATGAGTAAATTTAGAGATCTTGTTGAAGCTATTATAGTAGGTGAAGAAGCACCATTTTGGACATTTGGTGAAGATACATTAGAAGAAGCTACCCAAATATCTAAATTAGCCAAAGAAGTTAATTACGATATTATTAGTAAATTACTAGCGGCTAAATATAAAGCTAAAATAGAATCAGATGGTGAAGGTCATAATCCATACAAACGGGATGAACTATCTTCTTATTATTATATATTAAAAACAAAATATCCTTGTAAATTTAATGGTGATATCGTATGGATGGATATAGAAGTTGAATACCGGGTTTCTACACATGATAAGCCAGAAGGTCACAAAAGCAAACATCCTATTGATGTATATATACCTAATAAGTCTTTTCCTAAAACATGGTCTAAAGATGGTAAAGTAGAAGAATACGATATGAGTGATGGTGTTAGATCTAAATATAAAGAGCAAGGTACACGTGATCTAATACGTAAATTAAACGAAAAAATTGACCGGTATAAAGCTAAACTTAAACAAATTCAAGATACTCCAGCAATGCTTAATGATTTATTAGCATTACCAGCGCAAAAAGCTGTTGAAAAATATAACTTAGATGAAATTTACTATAAACCCTGGTTTAGTGATTTGCTTAAGCATGAAAAAGAAAAACGTGCTGCACTAAACCAATTACAGCTCAGCACAGCACGTTAAAGTTAACCCCAGAAAACCTTTATTTCAAGGCCCTTTTACATCCGCTAGGTTGTATGGAAGGCGGTTCATACTCCGATTCTGATATATTACCCGAGGGGAAAGACCCCATAACTCAAACGCTATGGGGGAAGCTATTATATTCCTTTTTGCATTAGCGTATGCACCCCGATTCTGATATACTGTAATATATCTTTATCAGCTCTCTCTACCCGGCTGATCTTAGACAAAACCCTATTTCTAGGTAAAAAGTTCAGGTTTCCCTTACTTGTGTCACCAAATGCAACCAGGCGTAGTTCCTGGGACTTTACGCATCAGCGCTGTCTTTTTGTAACTCTATTATAATAGAACTCTATATAAATGTAAAACCAATTATAAACTATTTAAATCATATAGTTTATCAAATAGGGGCAGGCTTGATCCCAAACTTCGCGGTGCCTTCCCGGAATGAAATATTGTTATATTCTTCTTTTTCGTATTATATTTCCATTTCTGTTAATATTTTATACTACTTTAGCTTCGTATACCATATTCCACATAGATTACTCTTCACTATGATCAGCCAGAAAACGCTTACTGGGTTAATTCTTATTATAGATATGTATAAATAAGAATAAAAACTTCTATATATAAATTGTCATATCCTTTATATATAGTTTGAATGATTATACTTCATTCCGCCGGGTATTGGTTTCTACACAAGTCTGCCAGGAAAGTGTCGATCTCACATTGCCGGTCATTTCATAGAACTATTCGGCGAGGGAGAATGGATGTAGAATAATTACTATATTTGGAAAAAAAATAACCGGAATAGCGTGAAAGGAAGGAAAGGAGAGAGAAAGAACGCTATTCCGGGTTCAACAAAAGGATATAGGCACGAATGTAGGAGGGAGGAGAAACCTATATCCCGGAGAAAAAGTAGACTGAACAACACGAATACGCAAACCATTTTTGTTTGTCTACAGCACTATTATAGATACATTATTTGCAAATGTAAAGCAAATAATTTCTAAAATTAGCTGATTTGAACAATTTGCCCATAACCAGCAATAGATGATTCCTTTAATTGATGATATGCACGATTAGCTTCATCCCAGCTAAAGTATCTTCCTGGCATTTCTTCACCATTAAAAATAATCTTATACATTGTACAATTAGCCATAATATACTCCTTTAGTTATTTTGTTCTTGTTTTATTTCAGCTTTATACCATTCAAATAAGTTTTGTGTAAGTGTAGATGGATTCTTATGTATTTTAATTCCAGTAATACCCAATTCTTTTTCTATATCTGGTAATACTACTTGCTCTAAGTAATGTTTAAATAAAATAGTTACGCATCCATTATCTCTTACTAATCCATCCATACCACATAATCTTAATCCATGTTTAGCTAATACTTGATTTAAACCACCGCTATTACAAGTATGTGTAAAGAAGTGGCGCATCTTTTTTTCTTTTTGTGTTCGTTTTTGATAGGGTGTTAATGTTTCTGCCATCTTATTCTCCTTCATTATTGATTTAGATATGGTTTAAACACTTTTTAGGTAATGGATTAATACCATATCTAATTGTATAATATAATTCGTATAGCTGATTCATTTGATCTGTACAACCACTCCAATGCACTACTATATTATGTGCAATATCAAACAATGCCATACGTTGTGGTATATTCATTTCAGACCAGTTACCATAATCATGAAAGAATGCCATCATATCATAGCATTGTTCTGGTGTCATATCAATACCTTTTTCATTCTTTAACCACTTACTATAAGCTTCACAATTAGCAAGTTCTATTAAAACTTCTCGTACTGGATCCATATTAATCTCCTACTTTTTGTCTATTTATATCATCATAAGTTAAAAGAAACAACTTAGCTTCATCCCCTTTATATCCAAACTTTTCTGATACTTGCTCTAAACTAAGCATTTTATCTGAGTTTTCTGCGGCTTCTCTAGCTTTACAAAAGATCTCAGCCTGTTTCTTAGCAGGGATATGCCTATAATCAAAGTCTCGCATTTTATTTTCCTTCGTTTAATTCATATATTTTATCACAAAGATCTGATATTAAGCTGTATAATTCTGCTTTATCTAATTGGTTTAAATATTCATCTAACCACAATTTTACTGGTCTACTTGAATTACTATTATTAAACCAAGATCTCCATTGCTTTACATTTAATTTTACGATTTGTTCTACTGTTTTCTTTTTATTTGTCATGTTTAACTCCTTCATTATATTGCCGGTACTATAACTACAATACGATCACCTACTTTAACTGTACTATTAGGGTATTCATCATATTCTGTTAATTTACCGCATTGGATTTGAAATACATCACCCAATGTATTTTGTTCTTCATCAGATGATCCCAATACCGGAAGATCACCATACTGCTTTTGTATTACTTTAAGTTCATTAATTACATCTTGTATTGTCATATTAGCCCCTTTTATAAGATAATAAATTGTTTATTAAATTCTTCTTCAGTTATTTTAAGCTCGTTATAGATGTCTTGGTATAATTGTTCAATGACATCTTCTTTTGAATCGTATCCCATATATGTTCGTGTAAACAATTCCCAACCATTTACAATAACTGTATATGTATTATTACCAATCTGGTTAATTCTTACTTCATCTTTCATATTAACCTCCTATGATTATTTTAATTATACCAATTGTTAACATAGTTATAAAGATAAGAATAATTATACCTACTACTTTAGCTTCATCTATTTTAGCTTTAAAATCATCCATTACTGTTGGTGTCATGCTTTACTCCTTTAGTCCCAAGGATTTTCTCTTGTCATTGTTTTATCTGGTTTAGTAAGATCTGTATCTCTTACGTTATAGCTGTTTACGTAAGCACAGCCTATCTTTAAGAGATGTGTTTCTACTAATCCAAGCTTTAATGTTTTAGTCTTATTAACGATGCTATACTCAAAGGTAGTCCATTCGTTATATTGACTATCACGTTCTTTAGAAATAGGTGTAGCTTTAATTGGATTAACAATTAATGTACTATTATCTACATCTACTTCTTTTATTATATAACAAGGTAACATGTATCTATTAATTAATGATTTACCATTGCCTTGTTCTAACCAGATACATTTACCGGCATAATTAATAACATTGTTTATAAAGATAATATCTTCTTTACTCATATGTTCAGATAGATATTCACCTACTTTATAAATTTTATTTTTTCTCATCATTTGCTCCTTTATAAAAAAGATATAGTCACCTTTTACAGTGACTATATCAGGGTTTCTTCTGTCGGGAAGATTATTTTTTCTTCCCTTTGAAGATGAATCGACTATTTGCCATAGTGAACTCCTTCTGTTTACGATTACTCTGTTGCATCACTAATATAATACAAAAGGTTCACTATGTAAAGCCAATAGTTTACTTTTTTTAATCCTCTTTGTTATTCCGTTTATAAATCTCTTTTTCAATCTTATTCTGTAGCTTCTTATCCCCATCAACAATTGCGTTAAGGTAAGCAGCTAACAGTTCTTCATCACTAAGCTTCTTGACATCCATCGCATTCTCCTTCGATATCAATGTGTTCCATATCTATAAGATCATCCCATGGTTCACGATGACCATTCTTATGGGGTACTTTACAGATAGGAATCTTACATCCGAGTTCTTTAGCTATACAATGATTAACATAGAAATCAATTGCTGTTTCTATGAAGTCATTATAATTCGTACCACGCTCATAATTATCTTGTGGATCAATACGATATGTTTTACCAGCATCATATGTAGTTAATTCAAATCCAGCTTTCCTAAATGCTCTAATTAAATTATCTTTAAGGATAAGATTATTCAAATTAACTTTGCGCTGGGATAATTCTTTTGCCTTTAATATAGCTTGTTCTTTAGCATTTTTGGGCAATTCTTTCATATCGTTAAACAAAGCAAATACCAAATAGTCATTATCATTTAACCATTCGGTATTCCAACCACTTGCATGCCAGGTAGAATAACCGTTATTATATATAGTGTATGCAGCCTTTTCATCGTTAGAAAAGAATACCATACGATCTTTAGTATCTAAGATTTCTGGTAAATCATCGGTACATACTCTATCTTTTTTATTAGTTTTTACCCAGTTTTCAATGATTGGTTTAATATCACCCAATTTTAATTGGTATACTTTATTTGTTTTAAGCACACCATTTTCATCATTAGGGCGTGTTTTTAAGCCTAATCTAATAATATACGGATGACATATTGTATTTGTATTATCCGCGTGTAAAAACATATTTTTCTTTATTTCTATTGCATATTCTTTCCACATCTTATTCTCCTTCGGTTATTTGTATATCACCTATATAACATAACGGATCACCTTGTCCATAAGCATGATTCGCTGCTACTTTAGGTATTGTTAATTTACATCCCAACTCTTTTAATACTATATTATTCAAATAGTATTCAAGAGCATCTTTAACCAGCGCATTATATCCTTTCTTAGATTTATATTCTATGGTAGACATTTCGCTTTGATAGCATATACAATCATATCCTTTATCGTTAAGGATTTTCAGTAAATTATCTTTCACAACCAGCATGTTAAGTTTCTGGATTGCTTTACGATTATTTACTTTTTCAAGGATTTGTAATTCTTTTTTAGTTTGTGGGCATTTAACAAAGTCATCAATGCTAAACACAACTAATTTTGTTGTAGGTTGATAGAAAGGACCTTCATTTTCTAGGTTTCGAAATCCTCTATCCCTAAAAGCAAAAGATGTTGACCAATCAGATTTACGTATAAAATAACGTTTATTATCTGGTAAGAGTCCATTCTTTTTGCATAAATCAATAAAATCATCTGTGCTTATTGAATAGAAGTGAGGATCTTTACACAACTCTTTCATGTCATCTGGTCCAACTTCAATTTCATATGCTTTAGTTGCTTTCCACATACCATAGATGTCTGTGCCTCTAGTCTTTTTTACTGTAAAGACTCCTCTATCTGTGACAGCAACATCTGTATGATCTGCAAATGCAACCATATCAATTCGTTTTATCGTAGCCATAGCAACCTCCTTTAATCCATTATATGGCAACCTTTAATATATACTGGACCAACTCCTTCGTATATATCTAAAGATTCTAATACTTTAACCATACTACGTGCTTCATCCCAAGTGTTAAATTTCTTTGCTTCATCTACACTTTGTACTTTCATATCATTATCGCCTACATAAAACCAACCACATTTAATTACAAAGTAATCATAATACTTTGAATCATCTGGTAAAGGTTCATCTACAACTGCCGCTTCAACTGTATAAAAGTGACAATTATCTTCATTTAATGTTTCTTCATAATCACCTTCCATACTGAAGATACAGTTATCCCCATAGGTTTTATTTAAGATACGTGCGGCTTCAATTGCATCTGCTTCTTTACTATAAGCATATACAATATCGCCATTATATCCTTCGGTGGGTTGGTATTGTTTAACTACATGTACTGCTTTCATTCTAAGCCTCCTTTGTTTTTAATGCAACCACAGTAAAGAATCCTGTATCACCCACTTCATCTTCCATTGTTTCATAGGTTTGGATTTGTAAATCTTCTACTATTTTACCTTTAGTATTATTACTAATCCATTCTACTACTTCATTAGGAAGATCACACAATTCGTAATCTTCGTGATCCCAACTAGCAACAATATAGCCATCACCCATTTTTTCTTCTATTTCAGATTCAAACAGATCCATGTCTATATCATCATATTTCATTATTACTGTATCTAATACTTCCCATAATGCTTTGTTTGCCATGTTAATCTCCTTTTTATTCTATATTATACCACCATATTTTAATGCTGATAAGAGAAATTCTTTTTCAGACAGTGTTATACTATCTACAGTATAATCATGTGTTTTTTCACCATCACAATATTCTTTGATTGCTTTTTCTGCTTCTTCACGTGTATTATAAAAAGAGCCATCAGTATTATGCTTTACTAACTCAATTGTTTCGTAATCATAATCTACTTTTACATAATGAATATTGCCAGTCACTTTACTTGTTGCTTTAATTAAAAAGAATTGATGCAATGATTCAGCCATATCTATTCTCCTTCGTTTATCCTACAAGTTCATCATAAGTACTTGTATATATATCTTGTTCTTCTTTAGTCACTAATCCAGCTTCTCTTAAGATTCTTGGATCACAGTCATCTTCTGGATTAATATGTCCACATTCATAAGCATCCATCCAATCATCTTTAGCCATCTTAATTACTTCTTTTTTACGCTTACTGGTGATTGGTTCAATCCATTTATCATAGTAAGCAATGGCTTCATTGAATACTTGATAGCCTAAACCAGTTTGTGTTCCATCTAATTCGTGTCCATAGGTTTCCCACAACCAATCTACTGTAATGCGGTTATCATTATCATCTAAGGGATAGCCTTGACCATCTCTTGGATTTGTTTCTTCAATGTCTTCAATAACACTATCAAAGAATTCTTTATAATCTTCTTGATTTTTTAAGTTATATGTAGCACTCATTTTAATCTCCTTTAGTCTGCTAATGGGTATATGTTAACTTTTTCTTTAACGGTGACAATAAGTTTACCATCTTCAGTTAATTCATAATCTATATTACCATCAAATACATATCTTTTGACTTTATAGATATGAATATAACCTGCTTTGGTTTCACTTATATAACCACTTTCTTTAGTATCTACAGATTCTTGTTCTTCCATAACCGGCTCCTTTTTGATATTGATTGGATTACCCTCTAAATCAATTCCTGCTGCTTTAGCTTTTGCTGCCAATGCTTTAGGACTGACATAATATGCCATTTTATATGATTGTTGGGATAATTTACTCCAAGGTACTTTATCATAAGTTGATTGCGATGGTGCAAGATGGATGAATCTAGCATAGCCTTTACCTTTACATTTATATATTTTGGCTTTAATACTACTTTCTGCTACGTATTCATCTTCACTAGCTATAGCTATAATATCTCCATTTACATCACACCACGCAATACACGCTTTATTATATGGATTCCTATGCCATTCTATATACATTCTACTCTCCTTCAGTTAAGCATTTTTTAATTCGCCCCAGTCTTTAACCAAAGCGTTATTCCATACATCTTCAAACTTGAAGTTATACATTTTTGCTAAGACTCCCACTGCATTCTTGGTTGGTTTACCAGTCGCGCAGCTATACAAAGCATCAACTAAACGTTTACGCTTTTCAGACTTAGCCCACTTCTTTAATGATTTATTGCACAAAGAATTATATGACATTTCAACTAACCATTTATAATTCTTTTGCTGTAAATCACGGATGAAGTTTCGTGTATACATTTCAATATCATCTTTAGTCAAGTACTTAGCGCGGCCATCATATCTATAACCTTTACGCGTATGACTTGCTTTAAGATCTTCATAAGTGCCATCTTCATAAGGTAAACCTCTGAAGTAATGACCACAATATGCTTTAACTTGTTTCATAGTACTAGATGACCAGCTATGCCACAATCTTATATACTTACCAGATGGTGTTCTTTTAACAACATCAGTTGAATAACTCATAAGTATTTGTGATCCATCATCATAGTATTTAATCCAAGCATTCATATAATTTAATTGTTTGCGTTCAATTTCGTGTGCCATAATATCCTCCTTTATTGTTTATTTAATTCTTTTTTTATATCTTCTGTTGTTATACCTGTTATTTTACATATACTTTCTAGCATAGCCTGATGTCTTGCTAATATGCCATTAGTATATTCTAATGCAATTATTAAACTTTTAACTGCATTCGTTAGTTGTATATTACTATATATTTTACTATCGGATTTTAATTTTTTTATTTCCTTAACCATATTATACCTCCTTGAAGTATTTTCTTAATGAATAATCGTATTGACAAAAGGCTTTATCATCTTGAGTTTTCATTGGATAGCCTTGAATCTTAGACATAGCCTCGCAAGTACTCGTTAATTCATTTCTTGGATTGCTTCTAAATTCTTTTACATCAAAGAAGACTCTTGTGAACCAATCTGGAACAACTCCTTGTAATGCTAATTCCATACTAAATCCAAATTTATCATAAGACCATTCATGCATCTTAATATAACGCTTGGCTTGATCTATAGGAAAGTCTTCTGATCTATCCCACAGTTGTAAGATCTCTTTTACTTGACCTGCATTTTCATCACCATTACAACCTTCGAGTATTTCCAAGATTTCTTTATTTCTATTAGACATCTTATTCTCCTTCGTTAGGAAAGGCTACACTTTTACATGTAGCCCTTCCAATTTGTTATTTATTTTCTACTTCGAAAGGATATACTTCACCCTTAATCTTAGTAGGTTTCTTAAAGTCCTTATGATCTATACACATAAACACACAAGGACAAGTACTGGTAGTTTCTGTATCACCATCTAATGGATCATAGAAGTCTGATAAGATCATTAACATATCAATCTTATCTTTACCTTTATAATGATCTTTGATAAACGTAAAGTTTTCACGCATATCATTACCACCATCTGATACAACCTTAAAGTCTTTTAACTTAGACTTATTAGATCCAGTTAATTTCAGTAAGGTTTCTTCATATACTCTACTACCGCAACACCATAAATCAATTTCGAATGACTTAAATTGTTGTAAGATAGTAAACACATGATCCATCATTGTATTGATTTCTTTATCAGATATAGATCCAGATGTATCAATAGCAACACCTATGTGAAGCTTTGGTGTAGTACCAGCACTAGGTAAGATTATATTGTTTGCTATACCCGCACGACTTGGTTTATTCCAAGTATAATTCGCTTTGATATAACCACGAATATATTTACTTAATGCTTTACGCCAGTTGAAAGGCACTGGTTTATACGTTCTTGCGATTGTTCTATCCAGTGCAGATTCACCTAAGCCATTCTGTTTACTGCCATAAACTTCAGACATCTTAGATATTACTTCATTCTTAACATCTTCATCATCTATTGGCAAGTGATCATCCAAAGGTATCATACCATTCTTACCATTACCAGACTGACCAGATCCACTTCCTGGTTTCATAAGAGTCCCATTATTTTCTTGTTTCTCTTTTTCAACCAATCGTTTAAAGATTTCTTCTGCTTGTAAGTCTTTGTATTCTGATTCATACAAAACCCATTCTGGCATATTACCTACTGGATTTCTTTTACGATCACCGTAAGTAGGATCTGTAGATTCATTATTATGCAGCAATGCATTGATTTCATAATCAGTTGCTTGATTCCACAATTCCCATTTACGTTTACCTTCATCCGTATCTAAGTCTTCTTTATATACACCAACATTCTTCATACGATCAAAGGTTAATCCAAGCAAATGCAATAATTCATGACATACTATAAATTGCATTTCTTTTTGCGTAATCGTTCTATTCACTTGCTTACCAGTATTATCTGTAATCATTGGATTCTGGTTAAACTCTTCAACCATCTCTTCATTGATAGTAATACATCTACCATCAGTCCAAGCTACTGCAGATTCTTTACCAGCTTTAACAAACTTACAACCAATCTTAGTTATAAGTTCAGCATATATAGGAAAGTCAATAACCAAATTGATCATTGCATTTTCCCATATTTCTCTTACATTAGACATCTTATTCCTCCTTTGCTTGTTCTACTTCTTCCTCAGATACCACAAATCCATTGCTTATTTCCTTACGGATTTCTTCATCAGATAATCCTTTGGCTTTTAAGTCATTGATTATGCTATCTAATTTCTTTTGTGCTGCTTTACGAAGATTTTCATCAGCTTCTTCTTTAGCTTTCTTTTCTTCAGCTTCGAGCTCTTCGACATTCTCCGTTGCATAAGCTGGGATGTCATAATTACCTTCAGCTTTTATTTCCTTCATGATGTCAGCACATTCATCTATTGAATCGAATTTAGTGGCTGCTTTATAGCTGTAGATAGGTTCAACGACTGTGACTATATTATCGTTATTATCTATCACTCTATCTATACCCAACCAATGTTTCTTTTCAATATCTTTAATTACGTAAGACATAATTAATCCTCCCTGGTTTGTTCTATCTTACTAACTTTATCGCATTGTTCAACTAAGAAAGGTTGAATGTTCTTAAAGAATTCATTCATAACTGCTATATCCTGTTTCTTATTGTTTAATACACGATAAGCATTGTCACGAATAAAATTACAAAAGCGTTCAGACATTTCTTTTATTATCTCAACTTGTTCTTCATTAGGAAGTGATAATCCACATTTAGCCATTTTAATCTCCTTTTGGTTAGACTAGGAAGACACCTAAGCATCTTCCTAGCCATTTGCTACTTAGCTACGAATAGCTGCTGATGCCAATTGCAACAGATCCGAAGCATCTTTGATTGGATTGAATACTGCTAAAGCACCTTTCAATCTTTTGCAACGAATCAGTGAAGTAGCATTGATAACTTTGAATGCTGAAGACTTTAATTGTCTTGTTGCATTGATAAAGTTCAATACATATTCACGACATTTAGCATCATCATTACAGTTGATAATAGCATTCATACAAGACATCTGGACAGCCCAGAATTGTTCGCTATTTTCATCACGGAAAGGTTTCTTGTCAATCAAGATTTCTTGCCATGATTGATACTTAGCTTTATCTTTAATGAATGTAAACAACTTATTTGTAATACCAAGTCCTAAACGACCAGAGGCATAACGTTTCTTTTCATCAATCGTAAAGCCACCAGTTTCTTTAGTACCTTCTGGAAGATTTAACAACTTCTCAACAACTTCCCAAGATCTTGGTGTGACAACTATATCTGTATACATTGTTTCAGACAAGTCACCAACCTTAGCTTCCATTCCTTGTTTATCGAACAGCAAGCCTTGATCTTGTGTCTTCAAGAAAGTCATTACATCCAAATTACCGCCATTATTCATACGATAATTTAACCAACCATCAAAATCTGTTTTGATATTGAAGTGGCTAAAACGATTGCTTAATGGGATACTGAATTCAGTCACTGTTCCGTTATATGCACTTGGATTACTTGAACCAATGATGATATAACCTTCAGGTACTTTATATTCACCCAAAGCACGGTCTTGAACCAATTGGAAAGCTGCATTCAATATAGCTGCTTGTCCTTGATTCATTTCATCTAAGTGAATTGTTCCACCTGAATATTGACCATCATCCTTAGGCCACATACTTGGTGTAGCCCAGATAGTGACTGTATTACCTTTTTCATCTTTAGATGGAATTGGCACACCAATCATATCAACAGGTTCTTTCATTGACAAACGCACATCACATACATGAGGATTCCATGGCTTCACGTTCTCCCCCGCAGCAATACGCTTTTCATATTCTTCAACTTTTTCTTGATTCCACTGTTGAACACCTTGTGATTTACCAACACCAGGTGCACCCCATTGCATAACTGAATCTTTCAAAGCTAAAGCAATATCAAACATTCTTTTGATACCAGGTGTTTCTTTACCGTTGCTATCCACGATAGTATCGATAGTGAATTCTGGCATTAACATTTTTGATTTCATGTTTTCGACTGTAGACATAGTTTTCTCCTTTTTGTTGTATGTCAATTAGTTTACATGGTTTGCATAGATTGATTCATCATCTGGATACATAGCTTCATAAATATCTTTGAAGTTGTAGCTATATATCTTCAACAATGGAGCAATCTCTTTTACAATAGAGCATTTGCTTTTTGAGATTCTTCCCATTACGCAAGCATGCGCTATCATAAACAGTTTACGAATTTCTTTATTATAACGATGATTTTCACCAGGTTCATTATCTGGTTTCTTTTCGTTATATAGTTTCGTAGCTATTGCTGGATATCTATTAACGATTCTATATATGAATCTTAGATAGCTATGGTCAACTGCTACGATACGTTTAAAGAAGTCCGCAGTAGATTCAAGTGTAGGCAAGTGATAACTATCTGCATACACATTTTCTAAGAGTCTTATCTTTTGTTGCTGATTAAATGTCTCAGTATTACAAAAGAATAATTCATCAAAGAAATCGTTTTCTTTACCAAACTTTATCATGCTACTCATATCACTTCCATATCTATCAATCATTGCATAGGCATTTTTCTTACCTATAATTTCAACGACTTCAGATGTTAATGATACTGAATCACATTCTTCCCAGTCTATGGTAAAGTCTTCAAAGTCCTTGATTAGATACAGATACTGATACAGCTTCATCTTACCATATCTTTTGAAAGATTTGATAAAAGCTTCTTTACGCTGTTCTTCAGATAGTAATAACCAAGTCTTATCAGTAATTTGATTACCTTCAAAGAGCTGATTGATTACTTTATCTGCATCACTTTTGCTTATAATATCCGGATGTTTGTTAGACAAGTATACAACTAAATCTGCATATTTAGTTGCTATCTTTTTACTTGTACCATAATCCGAATACTTAGCATCACCAAGTTCTTCAGTTAAAGTTTTCTTTAATTCTTTTAGGTCTGTAGTTGCTAAATCAGGTTTAGCATAATAATCAGCCTGATTTATATCAAACCAGGCTGTACAATTACTACGCATCCACGCTTGAGCACCTTCAGACAAAGAATCATAGAATTGCTTCAATGTCTTCATAATGTCCTCCTTAACGTTTCAACAATTTATTCAAGAAAGATGGCTTAAATTCATCATCTTCTTTTTCACGAAAATCTGTAAACAGGATTCGTGGAGCTTCTTTATATGTTGTATATATTTCCAGATTAATTTCTGGATGTTCAGCAAGTAATCGTTTATAATCGACTACTGTTTGCACAATGGCTACTTTTTGAACGCAACCATAATCTGCTACAACATATTTACCTTCAGCTATAGATTCAGGACATAAGTCTGCTTTAGCTTTATCTAAAGCTTTCTTTGCCTTTTTATAAGCTGTATCTAAGTCAACCAAAGTTTTAATATCACTAGTGGTTAACGAGCGTTTTGTCTTTGACATAATTTACTCCTTTTGTTTTATGTAGTTAGACAAATCAAGCGAGTTATTCGCTTGGCCAAGGACTCACAAGAAGTCCAAGGCTAAACAAACAACCACACACCAAAACAAGTCATCAAAGGAGCAATGACTTGAGAAGATACTAATATCTTCTAAAGCCATCTACCTTGATGATATTATTATACCATATAAGGATTGCCGATTTTGCAATTTATTAACCGGCAACCCTATTAAGACTTAGACCTTGAGGATGTTCTCCCTCACACGCCTGTCGAGTTCTGCAACCTGTATATCATCCAGACCAGTCATCCGTTTAATATACTCGCGGTCAGGTAAGATGTTTTCATAAACATAACAACTTTTATATCTACGGATATCTTTAGCTGTTATACCAAATTCATCTTCATCCTCTTTGTTTAGTAAGACCTTTTCCTTTTCTTTTTGCATGGCTTTCTTTTTAGCTCTAGATAAACGTGAAGCTAAGTTATTGTATAATCTACGTTTCTCAGCTTCACTATCAGCTAAAGCTATACCTTTACGACCATGCTGTCTATCTGGTTCAAGCTCAGCCAATTGTTTGGCCAAGCTTTCTAAAGTCTCATCCGTTATCTTCATGATAACCTCCTTACATTGTTATTCTAATTCAGCACCAGATGTATGTTTAACTACTTCGAAGTTTTCATCAATGTAGTAAACGCCATTATCGTAATTATGACAATCTAAGTCTTTTACGATACCTATGCCAATACTTGTTTCATAAGCATGCTGCCTTGCTGTTTCATACTGAGATGCTAAAGCTTCTTCAGTAATCATATCTGCAAAGCGTTGACACAACCTTGCCCAACCATAAGAAGGGTCAGATATAACATCACGTTGTCCCAAGTCTTTAGCTGAAGCAAGGATGTCCTTAACTGTATCTTCAGACCCATGCCAATGTAAGTAAATGCCAATCTTTTTATCGACATTTTCTTTTGTAGTATTTTTATCTACAATTACACATCTGTTTCCCATACTTTACTCCTTTAGTTTTCTTGTTTAAATTCTGTGACACCATATGCAGTTTTCATACGTTCTTTCCAGTCACGTATGTTATCCATAGTTTCTATAGAAGCTATTTCATCAACTACATCATCTTCATAGTTATCCCATACTTCTAAGATAGATACTGCACCATTCCAAGCATCTGATAATTGACTTGCTACACTATTCAAATCAACACCATCATATGTTTCTTTATTGATACCTATGAATCCAACTGTACCAGAATCCCATCTACATCTAGTATCTTCACCTTTATTAAAAGCAAAGGATACAGCAGAATGGATATAAGCACCTAAAGCATAAGCTTCATACTTATCTTTACCGTATGTTTCATCAAGGTATTTCTGGAATGATTCGATATCAGCAACCACTGAATTACCTTCTGGTTCCCAATCTTCTTCGGTATCTAAACTATCGAAGCCTTCACGATTATGTTTCAAAGTCCAGATTTTATTCTGTTCTTTTATATCCTCTACAATCAATTCACATTCAGCTTGACTGTAGTATTCACGGCCTTCGTATCTAGGTTCATAGATTTCTTTAACCGTTTTTACTGTGTTATCATCTTCTAATGATACCGATATAATCTTCTCTGTCATACTTATTCTCCTTCGTTGTTTATTTATTCATGAATTCTTTTATAGCATCTGCCAAAGCTTCGATATTCCAAGAAGGATTATCTGCTTCGTTAGCGCCATAATTTTCTTCAACCCAACCTCGAATGAATTCATCCAAAGTTGTATTTTCATTTATATCTTGTATGATGATATATTCAAGGTCACTACCATCTGCAAAGCGTTCAATCATATTGTCTGCTTCTGCATATGTTTCAAACCTCTTAGCCTTTGCTTTATCATCCTCATAATAACTGAAAGATTTATTTTCAGGGTCATCAGGATGCGCTGCAAAGTATCCATAAAAATTACCATCATAGTCATATGTTTTTATTATATATGCCATGTTTCACTCCTTTGTTTGTATTATAGCATAGTTATTTGTCGATTTACACTTATTTTTCAAGGAATTAAAAAAGGACTCATAAAGAGCCCTTTCATATAAGTCTTTGTTTTTACTGCTTATTCATCATCTTCATCTGCATCTGACTGGACTTCTGTATTCCAGCAATCACCATTTGAAGATTTGATTTCAGCAACGTGCCAATCTGATACGCTATCATCGAATTCAACAGATATATCACCATCTGTTTCAAAGACAGCGTAGCAATGTTCTGGGCAGTCTTTCAATGCTTCTTTAACTTTATCGTTAAATTCGCACACACTAAACATACCAGAATCAGCACAGAATTGGTCATGCTTTATATTTGGTCCATATAAAACATTACTCCAATCACCAAATCCTGTTCGTTCAGCCCAAGCTTTACTACCTACAAATGCAGATAATGCAGCTTGTACTTGTTCATCAAATCTATCACACCAACTATCATTATATTCACCAGTTTTTTGTAGGCATTCACTCCATACATCATCTGGCAAGATATAACAAGGGTCAGTCACAACATATTGTTTAGCCATCATTTTCTCCTTTTTGTTGACTAAGTTATTGTTCTTGCTTCTTTTTTAATCTAAGTAAGCGTTTCTTTTCTCTACGCTTTTCAGCTTTAGCTTCATTACCTTTCATTGGAGCTTGTTTCATATCGTAGGTTTTATGCTTTTTAGTACCAGAGCACATACTACGAAGTATAGACATATCGCTATGTCCTGATTTAACTGTTCCAACTATTCCTTTTGAAGTATACGGTGTTCTTGATTTTACTGCCATGATTTGTCTCCTTAGATTCTTTCAATTGTTATTTTATAAGGTTTGTTATATAAATACTTGAACCTTACTGATTCGTACTCAGCCTCTTGTCTTGAATTAAAAGGCTGAGCACATTCTTTTAACGAAGTAGTCATCATAAAGTTCATGTAATACAAGATACCATCTTCAGTATCAGCTTTGATTACATACTTTACGGCCATGACTTACTCCTTTATTTGGTCAACTACATCCAACAATTCTTTAGCCAAGTTAAAGTTATTGTTCTGGATATAATCTATTGCTTTACCTTTCAATATCTGTTTAGCTAAAGCTATACCAGATACTTTAGGTTGCGCTGGTTGTTCAGCAACTACAGGGATTGCTTTAGAATGTTTCTTAACTTCTTTCTGCATTGTATCACCTGTATTTGTATATACTTTGTTCGTGTTCATTGGTTTCAACCTTTTATACACATTACCTTCTTTGTCAATAAATTGTCCTGCTGTTTGCATCTTCAAACCCATAGTCCATTCGTTGACATGTGCATGTTTAGCAGCAGCTGTGATAGTCTTAAACTTTTTATTTAAGGTTTCACATATAACTGGACAATTGCGTTTATCTTTTTTAACTTTCGCAGGTTTATATCCTTTAGCTAAAGACAACGCTTGGCTTTGTTCAGGATGTTCAAACTTTATTGCTAAGTCTTTTAATCTACCACTACCATGAGCTGCACTCCACACTTGTGCAGGAACTACTCCCAAGTATTTCGCTGCTGAAGTTATAGAGTCAAATCGTGTTCCTTCCACCACTACTGCTACTTTTTTATTATTTTTAGCCATACTTTTCTCCTTTTGTTAGTATGTTGTTGATAAAAATCCAGGTTTAACTTTGATGGTCCAACGACTGTTAGGGTCATTGTAATCCTCTACAGTTAAAACACTGTTTTCTTTCGTAAGATTATGGTACCAAGCTGTATCTAACATCTTTTCTATACCATATCCTGCGTAAGTTCGTTGTTTCAATGACATCACTACCTCCTTTTAGTAGTCGTTTGCTGGGATATTTTTCCAATACCACAGCAAAATATCATAAGCGGTGTCCATGATTAAATCCTTACGGTATTAAACCACATCCACAACATTGCCAATAGAAAGCCACATCCATTCATAAGTAAATCAAAGTTGGATACGACATTTCCATAAAAGACAACGCTCATCAAGTATATACCGCAAGTAAACGATAATACCCAAGCTACTAAAAAGATTATTGTTTTAACGAATTTCATACCTTACTCCTTTTGTTTATTATAATTCGTTTTATTTGTGTTGTAAACCTATTTTTACAACGTTTATTGAAAGTCTGCTTCAATACAGTGTTCAATAGCGCCGTTCATGCAAAGTTTATGTTCTTCGTATGCGGAACCAATCATCATTAAACCCCAAAATATACCTATGAACGCCACACATCCAAAAAACATTCCAACCTTTTCCCAGATGGATGTCGCTCTTGTTTCATTATCCCAAATATCTCCCAACATTTTATATCTCCTTATTTGCTATTTGTTTTATATAGGTTAAGAGCGGCGTTGATATATACCCCCGCCGCCCCCTAGGCTTTATAAGCACCGCACTTAACACTTATGCTAAGGTATAACAACCTGTAGCCGCATCATAGTTAAGTTCATGGGTGGATTTCTTAGTATTACGGGTTGATTTTGCCCATAAGATACTAGAGATAGAGTGTACCAATTCCTTAGTCAACTCTTTACCTGTTGCCGCTGAATACATTGCTTCAACTTGTGCACAAGATACTGGTTGACCAGCTTCCTTAATACATCTTATAACATCTGCACTCAAACCTGTATCTTTATTATTACCACCACGTTTTGTCGTTGGGGTAGATTTCAATGCCATCAAAGCAGCCTGAACATTAAAGATTACACCTTCGTTTTGAGCACGAACTTCTTTCACTTCATTTACATTTGCAAATACTTTAGCCATAGTTTACTCCTTTGTTTTTGTTTTATGGTTTAGGTTTTTGTTTATTCTATATACCTTAAACTATTTAAGGCATATAGTTTATTGCCTCAAGCCTCAAGACAATAAATTATACGCCTAAGTCTTCAATATCTTTTTAACCTTGACTTGAGATAGTCTTACTATCTTTTTGTCCATGCCTTTATTATACTACAAATAATCTGTCGAAATTAAATTATTTTTTTCCTTGACCCTTTTATTTAATACTACCACAGCCAAAGAAACTTTTTTAACCTTAACTTGAGATAATCTTATTATCTTTTTGTTCACACCTTTATTATATAATAAAAAATCTGTCGAAATACATAAAAATATACCCTATACCCCAGCAGGGGGGTGCCGGGTAGGGGGCCTTTACGTATAGGGGTAGAAGGGACAGGTTCAGGCCCAGTGGGCTTAAGCCAGTCTTAGCAGGTCTTAGCAGGTCGTAGCGAGTCCAAGCAGCAGGCCGAAGCGAGTCCAAGCCGAGAAATAGCAGCCAGTCGTAGCGGGTTTGAGTTGAGACTAGCACCAAGGGATTTAGCTGCCAGGTATTGAGAAATGGCTGGGAAATGATCCATGGATCAGGCATGGCAGCTTAGGTTATTGTATTTATTAGTAATTTATCTCTATAGAGAAGTTGGTTGATTAAATACAGCGACTTTGGTGCTTTTTTTGGATTTCTTTCTTTTTTTGTTTTACTTTATTATATATATGTATTATACTTATATTGATGTTTATTATATATATAGGAGATATTGGTATGAGTATAAGATTTAAAAAATGTTCAGCGGTAGATGATTGGTATGAGGTATATGATGGTAATATAGTAATAGGGGAATTTCGTATATATAGGGATATGGATTTTATTTGTAGCGGGGTAAAGTTAGAAGATTTTTTAGGGTATATTAGAATAGATGAAGCTTATAGGAATCGGGGAATTTTGAAGCGGGTAGTGGATGAATTTAGGATTAAGAGTTTGATGGTAGATGATATAGAAGATATTAGTATAGATATATTAAAGAAGATTTATGGTAGATTAGGATTTAGGTTGATAGAAGGGTCTGATAGATTTATGATTAAAAAGTAAAAAAGAAAGGCTATATTTGATATAGCCTTTTATCTTGCTAAGCCTTCGTTATAATAATATTCTTTAATTCCAGGTTTATATACCGATTCTTTAACTGAAGTCAATTCAAATCCGTATCTATCAATTAATTTTTGTAACATTCTTAAATTTTGTTGTGATACGGTCATAACAGGTTTATTAGTCTTTAACAATTCAAAGCTATCTTCAACTAACTTACTTGCTATCTTTTGTCCCCTATAATTTGGATCTACGAATAGACAGCAGAGTTTCTTTTCATCTGGTTCATCTTTTAACAAAGCACAACCAGCTAAGGTATATACAGGAATAATACCTTTTTTAGTAGTTATTACTTGTTTAGAGTATGGATCTACTGCAAAGCTATATCCACGTTTACCTTCTTTTAATCCTGGGAAGAATTTATATTGCAGCCAATCCCAATGCCCTTCATAGCTGTCTAGAATATCTCTAGTTAACCAAGCTACTTGTCCATAAAAAGGTTCGTGATCAGGATTATATGTATTAGATAATTTATAAGAAATACTCATTTAAAGCTCCTTTTTAGATATTTTCTATACAAATACCTACTACCCCATATTTATTTTGAGCATCTTTATCATAGAATTGTTCCATGATTTTAATAGCATTTTCAACAGTATCTAAGCCTGTATATTTAGGATCAACAAATTTAAATAATTCTTTAAAGTTTGCTGCGGTAAATAAGCCTTTTACTTGTACTGTATGAAAATTATCACCATTTTGGAAAGTAATGGTATCTCCAATATTGATTTCACGCCTTTTAGTATCATATAAGCGTAATTCAATAGTTTTTTTACCTTCTTTGATAAGGTCAAAGTAAGGTTGTTTAAGTGTCATATGATGTTCCACTTTTGTTATTGTATTCATTTTAATACCTTTTTTATTTTGGTTACATATATATTATAAGATATTAAAATTAAATAGTAAAGCAGAAAATTTATAAAGAATGATTATTTATTTCGTTTATTTTAGTAAGGGTATTTTCTATTTCAAATAATTTACCTTTTAGCAAGCGTGATTTAGTTATTCTATTGAATTTTAGGATTAAGTTTGGATAATAAGATGCTTTAGGCTTAATCCATACGGTCCATACATTATTTTTATCTGTTGAGATAGATTCAATCCAATCTAAATTTTTAATAGGTGTTTCTTCTATATGTTGGATTATACCACCAATCATGTCAGGAGCTAATTTACTTTCATTTATTTTTGATACCATACTCATATTTCCTTTTTCTCTTGAGATTTGTATAAGCAATATAATAGGTTTGATTGGAAAAGTAAAGCTTAAATTTTCCAGTTCTAACATAAGAAAAGTAATATTATTGAGGAATTATAGATGGCCGGTGATAAAGGTATATTATATGTATATGTTTATGGTGTTCCTAGCACAGTAACTCCAGCTTTTGATAATGATCACGAGGTTTATTTACCTTTTACTTTTTATAGTTCATATTGGTCTGGTGGAATTTATACAGATTTGGAAGCAGGTACCGTAGTCATTTCAGCCGCTGGATTTGTAGATACAAGTATATCATATAGTAGCAGTGGTGGAAGTGAAACAATATCTCCTAAACCTTTAAATTTATATAAATGGACTACCAGTTCTGCCGGTGAATATGTAGCTTCTTTTTATACAAGTACTGCAAATCCTGATACAAGCTCTCGTATTTATGATATGACAGGTGTTGATCAAACTTCTACTTATATTCATGGTGAATGTTTAATTGATTCGGCTTCCTCTAGTGCTATTATATATAATGCTGCTGTTGGTGCAGATATTCCAATAGGTGTAACTCCTGGTGGTGGCTTAGGTGGAATTATAAAATAAGGTATATAATTATGGCAGGTGTTAATAGTTACACATATAATCGTGATTCTTCGGGGGATTTAGTTTGGAATGGTAGTGAATATACTACTGCTTCTGCTATATATACAGGTGCTATATATTATGCTATTGGAACGCCTGGAGTAGATGAAGGTGTGACTCCTACTATTACACAAGGAACTAATATTACTAGTGTGACTGGACCTACATCGGATGGTACTATATGGGAAGGTATAGTAGTAGTATCAGATATAACTGATTTTTCATTTAGTATACATTGTAATAAATATCGTGTATATACAGTAGATAATACTTCTATATCTAATTGGTCAGATGCTGGTGCAGGTACTGGTGTGGATAAAGTAGCTTTACTAGAAGTTGCTATGATAGCTACACCAGAAAATTTATTTGGTTATAGTGAAGAAGTTGGAGATGGAGCTTTTTATGCATGGGATAATGGTACAACTACTTATTATACACAATCTGGTACTCCACAAGTAGGTGATATAGTATATGATGATACTTTTATAGCTACTTCAATGGAAGTGACTGCTGTTAATCAAAATGGTAGCATTGAAATAGGTTATCCAACTCTTAGTATGACATTTGATGATAATGGGGGAGTTCCTGTAACAGATAGTTTTTCAATTGATGGTGGTACTTCATATACTACATATGGTGGAGGTCCTTATACACTCGATGTATCATATGGATCTCATATTCTTACTACAACTGGTGCTGGTGATGTACTATTTATTAATAATACAACAGTAGCTACAGTTACTACGATGGGTGATAATATTTCATGCTCAATGATTATTGCACAAGATGGTACATCTGTTACATTTACAGGTAATGCTGGTAGTAAAGTTGTAAATGTAAGTTCTCAACCTGTAGTTATTACGATAGGTCGAGGACTTAGTTGTTGTATTAAATATGATACACCAATTAGTTATTATGATGGTACAACTAAAAATGCAGAAGATGTAAAAGTAGGTGATAAGCTATTAGGTTATGATGAAAAAGCACAAGCGTTTGTTGAAGTTGAAGTATTAAATGTTATGGAAAGAATTAAACACGAAATGGTGCATATTGTGACTACAAATCATTTCATTGATATAACCGTAGATCATCCTCTTTTAACTGATCGTGGTTGGGCTGTATATAATTCACATTATAATAGTTATAAAGATCTTAATAAAATCGATTTAGTATATGGTTTAAAATTATTAACATCTGATAATATATATGAAGATATACTTTCAATTGATTATTATACAATAGATGAACCATTAAAAACTTATACTTTTAATGTAACAGATAGTGTTGATACTTATGTTGCGGGTGGATTAATATCTCATAATGTACCCGAGAAATGTTAATAAAGGAATTAAATAATGCCTTTTGCAAGAGATTCTTCTAAAGATGTAGCTGGAAAAACAACGTATTTTACAGATACTACATTGCTTAGTAGTGGGTTAACTTTATATGATAATACAGGTACTGATACTACAGAACGTGTAGGTGAAGTATTAACTCCTACGAGTTTTAATCTATATGTAGAGCCAGTAATAAATACAACTATTACTAAATTTCAGTCTGGTGGTACTACCATGTGGTATTTAGATAGCAACGGTGATTTATGGGGATGCGGTGATAATCAATATGGTCAACAAGGTATAGATCCAGCTACTACTTATATATCTACATTTACAAAGCGTGCTTCTAACGTTAAAGATTTTACTTGTTCAGAAAGTACTACTTGGTATATTGATGAAGATGATAAATTATACGGTTGTGGATTAAATGATCAAGGTCAACAAGGCACAGGTAATACTACGAATGTCTCTACTTTTACACAAAGAGGTACAAATGTAGCAGATGTAAAAGCTTCCGGCATTATGACTTGGTATTTAACCAAAGACAATAAATTATATGGTACAGGTGCTAATGGTGGTGGTCAACAATCGACTGGTGATACTACTACTGTTTTAAACTTTACTCAAAGAGCTACAAGTGTTGCGAGTTTTAAACTTCCAAAAGAAACCGGTGCAGTTGTTTGGTATTTATCTACAAGTGGTGCATTATTTGGTGTAGGTATGAATGTACAAGGTAATCAAGGTGATGGAACTGGTGGTACTACTGGAAATTATGTTGGTACATTTACACAAAGAGCTACTGGAGTTGCAGATTATGATTGTACAGCATATGAAACTTGGTATGTAACTACAGGTGGTGTTTTATATGGTTGTGGAAGAAATAATTCTGGCCAACAAGGTATAGCAACAAGTACAGCTCGTGTATTAACATTTACTCAGCGCGCTACTGGTGTAAAAAATGTACAATGCTTTTTAGGTACTACTTGGTATACAGATACTAATGATAACATATATAGTACGGGATTAAATTCTAATGGTCAGCAGGGTACTGGTAATACTACAAATACAACTGCTTTTGCTCAACGCGCTACTAATGTATCAAAATTATATGTAGGAAGAAATGCTACTTGGTATATAAATAAATCTGGTGTATTATATGGCACGGGTGTTAATTCAAGTGGAAATCAAGGATCTGGTGATACTACAACAATAAGTAGTTTTACTCAAAGAGCTACGGATGTTAGTGATGTAAAGGCTGTATCTTATGTATTAAATTTAATTAATTATTACTATACAACTTGGTATTTAACTACAGACAGTAAATCATTATATGGTTGTGGAGATAATGCATATGGTCAGCAAGGGTCTGGAGATATTACACAAGTCACAACCTTTACTAAACGTGCTTTATAAGAAAATAATTTTCGGTTTTTTAGGTGCTGTGATGACAAAAATATTTAATCGTAGCACTTCTATTTGCCAAAACCTAGCCTTTTTAAAAGCTTTTATTTCTTCTTTAAATTCTTTATTTACGTATATTGTATTGTTTTCAAAATCAATTTTTCTTATTGGAATGGTTTTTGTAGGTTCAATTATATCATTAGCCCAAGTTAATTGCACAGTTATTTCTCTTGGAGCGAGCATCAAAGTTAAAGGATTGACTGGTCGCATTACTTCAATAAAGTAATGCCCTTTATTTAATTGTGTGTGATCTAATTCATTAACAAATTCTTCTTCGGTACATGTAATATTATAACAACCTGGTGCATATTCTTTATAAGAAGATTTATTATTTCTAAAATTATTCATTTTAATTCCTACTTATTCTTAGAACCTGCTAATATTAAAGCTGAGAATACAATAGCTAATGGTAATAAGATATATTTAAAGAACTTAGATGCTAACCAATAAAGTATTTGGAAGACATGATATATAAATTTACTACAGGTTAATGTAAATAAAACCATAGTCCAAGTAAAGAATCTGAGTAAAGTATTTTCTTCAATTCCTTCATAGAAATACAAAGTCCATTTACCCGAAGGTTTTTTACTAGGAAGAATTGTCTTTTTAAATAATTTAGCTATGCGATTGGTTAAAGTTCCTAAAGATAATATAAATGTAATTATTGTATTACCAAATAGCACTAAAATATTACGATTCCAGATAGCTCTTACTGCATTTTCAAATTTATAATCCCAAAACGAATCTAAAATATTAACTACAGGCTCATGCGTAGGGTTTTCATAATACTTTGGATTAACTTGCGAAAAGGTGGATTCTTGATAGCTCGAATATTCATTCTTTTCTGTAAATTGTTCATCAAAGATTTCGTTATCATCATAATCACCATCTAATTTTTTGTTATAAAAAGCTCTTTTTGTAGGATCTTTTAATGTTTCATAAGCAGTTTGAATATCCCGATATTTAGCTGTTTCTTTATGCAATATATCAGGATGATACTTTTTGGCCAATGAATAATAAGCTCTCTTGATCTCATCTTGAGAAGCATTTCTATCCACACCTAAAATTTTATAATAGTCTTTTATTTTCATACTATAAATATAGACTATTTATATGGAAAAGTAAAGCCGATAATTATAATTGTTTTGCTTTAGCTATTTGAAAGAGATTTTTACCCCAGGTAACTTTATTCCTAAGATAATGATTATACGGTGTTTTTGCATTACTTACCATAGCACAATCTATTCCATTATCTAAGCATTCTTCTATTACTATAGGGCTATCATCAATCATAAGATCTACTTTTTGTTCTTTGATTGCTTCTAATTTTGTATGTGTACCAAGATCTATAATATTATCCATAGGTACTCTTATGTGATATTTTTCTAGTTGATCATAAGTCCAAGCTCTTGCAAAAGTAACTTTTTTACGAACTATATCACCAAAAAAGTAACAAGTACCATAATCTGTAGATCTTGATGTAATAATCTTTAAATCATATTTTTGTTGCCATTCCCATAATAACCAAGAATACTTAGGATTAAAAGGTTTAGTATCATAACCTGGTTTGGTTTTAAAGTATTCAATAATTTTATCGGCTACTTCTTTAGGATAGCAATCATAAATATACCAAACTGGAGGTCTAAAATACTTATATTTATGAAAATATGCAAAGCCCATTTTATAGATGGGTTCTGCATCAAATACAGTATTATCAAGATCTAAACCTAATACTTTAATCACTTTTCATACCTTTCAAAAACTTTATTTATTGTATGCTTTACTTTAATTATAGTAGCACATTTAGACATAGATTTAACATTTGCTGCACCGATATAAGTACAAGCAGATGCTACACCACCTTTAATATCTTGTAAAATTTTATCCAAATTGCCAGTGTATGGAATTAATACTTCTCTACCTTCTGATGCTTTATAATCTTTCATACCACCAGCGAATTTACAATTAGCTAAAGTACTACTCATACCATAATATAATTTATAATTTTTATAGGAATACATGGGTTTGCCTGGTTCCATTTTACTACATTCCGGATTAAAATCCCAATCTACTGAATATTCACCTGTCTTAAAGCACTTAGTAATTACTTCACCTTCTGCTTCATCTGTACCGGCAAATAAACCACCTGCCATAATAAAATCCGCATTAAGTGCAAATGCTTTACAAATATCTCCGACTTCTACAATACCACCATCAGCACAAATCATACCATTAACAGAATGAGCAATGTCTGCACACTCTAAGATTAATGAAACCATAGGTACTCCACAGCCTGTCATTTTACGAGTAGTACACACAGCGCCTGATCCAATACCTATTTTTAAGATATCAGCATACTCAAGTAATTTATGACAAATATCACTAGAAGCAATATTACCACACATAATAACAGATTCAAGATAATTTTCTCGGATTTGTCTTAATATTCTATAAGCTTCCGGGATATAAAAGTTAGGTGCATCTATACAAATATTTTCTTTTAGCCATACACCAGAATCTTCAATTTCTTTAAGTTTACTAAATTCTTCTGGCCAATGCCTAATACCAATAGTTATAAATAAATTACTATAATCAATTTTTTCACTTTGGCATTCTTTCATAAAATTAACAATTTCTTCTGCTGTATAAAATTTATGAAGTGTAGCAAACATGCCAGCTTTTAAAGATGTTTAGCTGTTTCAAAATTACCAACTGTTGCCATATTTGCATTAAATATACCCAATCCTTTTCTTATTTGACCTCTTTTAAATGTATATTCTCGTATTAAATTTACATCTTTACGAGAATTACAGTTATTACCCATTTTAGGTTTAATAAGAATATCCGAATAGTCTAAATTGGTTTCAGATAGGATATGTGTCATTGTTTTTCTCCATATTTAAGTAAAAATTGATCCCATTGATTAGAATTCATTGAATTTTTAATACTATTAATATCTTTTCCATAAAGATAAAATAATCCTTGAATTTCTTCTGGTATATTTGAAAAATCTATTTTTATAAGAATAAGAGTAATTTTTCTATTTCGTTTTCTTTTGTTTTTATAATCATAATAATAAATCGTACAATAATCCCCTGTTTTGGGATTATTCCAATTATTTCCTAAAGCTGGAAAGCGCGTATAATCATATACAAGATTACCGTTTCTTGTAAATAAATAAGCATTTTCTTTAAAATTTACTAATCTATAGATATACATACTTATATTATATTTAATAGAATAGATTATGTAAAGCCATAAATAGAACTATAGAATCGAAAATTTCCAATTTGAAACCTTTATCCAAAATAGGTGTAAAAGGGTAGTTCTATTATATATGTAAATGAAAGAGGTAGAAGAAATATGATAGAGTTAGTCGAATTTTATATGGCAGGTACTATTGCAATTATTGGTATAATTGAATGGTTAAAGCAATTAAATATTAAGAATTTTCATAAATTTGCACCTTATATTTCTTTAGTATTATGTTTAGTTGCAGGTTTTTTTGCGGCTAAATCAAATGCGAAGTTAGATGCTTGGAATATTTTCTGCTATTGTGGTGGATTATTAGCATGTGTACAATTAGGTTATCAAGCTGTGGTAGAATCTATTTGTGGTGCAATTAATCGTTTCCTAAATAAAAATAACGCTGAAATAAAGGAAGACTAAAATGTGGGAATTAATAATTGGTATATTATGTTGTTTAGGAATGGCCGGAAGTTTGTTCGGTTATTTACAATGGTATAAAAAGAAATATAATGATGGAAAAGATCCTTCTAGTTTATCTTCTACTTTTTATAAAACTGGTTGGAAATTTAGAGTATTATTAATTGCTTTAGCTTTATGGATGATTTATCCTGTATTATTAGCTGATGGCATTTATACAAGTTCTGGTTGGATGTATTATGCACCTTATACTTTAATTTCTTGGAGTAAAGTTGCATATGCAGTTGCTATGGGTGGAATCATAGGTGTTGCTTTAAATGCTTATGGTAACTATCATAATGAAACCAGAGCACATGTTACTTCTGCGAGTGTAATTGCAGCAGGTGGTGCAATTGCAGGTTCTGTTCTTCGTAAAGAATGGTATATTGGAGTAGCACTATGGGTAGCTTGGTTATTATATTATGTTTGGAAAAACTATAAAAATAACAAAGCTGGCAATAAAAATGCATGGGGTCTTTATATTGAATTAGTAGCTTTCTATGCTGTACCTACATGCTTGGTTGTCTACATGTTAATGAATTACTTTTTCTTAGCAAAATAGCTTTACTTTAATAAAAACTATGTTATGATTGATAATAAATAAAGGGGATTTATTTATGCAGAGGGTCTTTACACTTGTAATTTTGATGGCAAGAAATTACAAAAGTAAAGATTAGATTTGAGATAGTCTATTCTTATTGTTTAACTTTAGGAAAGGATATTTGATGTCAAATAATATAAAAACCCACAGAGGACACAGATTGTTCTGGTTAATCTGTTCAGTTTGTATATTGTGTACTAGTACTTATTTTGCCGGTATGCTATCAAGAGTACCAAATAATAGTAATGAATTATTATTAGCAAAAGATCAGATAATAGTACAATTGAATAATAAATATGAAAAACTAGTTAATGAACATAAAAAGAGTCAAGAATTAATAAATGCTACAACAAGTGAAGTAAAACGTTTGACTCAAGAATTAAAAGAATATAAAAATCAAGACAACAAAGAACTAATTTTTAATGAAGCAAATACTAATCTGGGAGTATCAATCGTTTCAGACCATATAAAAACAAACGAATCATTTTCCGCTATGGCATATTGTGATTCAGATGGTAAATATAGAAATGGATATGGTACTTTAGCAAATATGATCACTTATAAAATTGGTGATACAGTTAAACTAAGAAATTGTAAAGGCAAAGTAGAAACAGTTACTGCTACAAAAGGTAACCAAGTATTACCAGAAAGATCAATTACAGAAGAAGAAGCTTTGGAAAGAAAAGAAGCTCATCTAATCAAGCATGTATTCCCATATTTATACGGTAAACATTTTAGGAGCCAAGAAGAATTCATTGTGGCTACTGATGTTATTTACAATCGTGGTATAGCACAATCTAAATCTTTATTTAATTCAGATGGTACTATAAATTGTAAAAGTTTATATAATTATATGGATCATTCTAAAAAAGCATATCAACAAGTAATGCGTAAAAGATATGCTAAGAATTATGCTTTGTGTATTCAATCATAGGAGCTTGTTATGAGTTTAAATATATACGTACAAATTGTTGCATATGTAGCATTAACCGCAGCAATTATATCTTCTATTTTTTGGATATTGCTTTCATACACTTGGTGGAAGAGTGAAAAGAAAAGAATTAAAAAAGTACGTGAAATGAATAATATTTAGCGTTCTATAAAACAGAGGTTAGATTCTTATCCTGCATGGGCCCGCGAGTGAAATAATTGGAAATTAGAAATCCAAGCCGTGAGGATGCGTAATAAAAGAATCCCCCAGATTTATTTCTGGGGTTTTTTCTTTTTCATTTTATAATAAAAATCAATATACGTTCCATGACTTGATACATCTACTAATTCTATTTCAAAATCATTATCTTCCATAATTTTTTTCCACTGCTCCCATTGTTTCCATGCATCAATACTATCAAAAGTATATGCGGTATAACAACGAAAGTTAGCAGAAATAAAAAAACCTAAAACTATAACGGTACAAATTAATAATAACCAAAACATTCTCTACTCCTTACTTTTTACTATTACCCTGAGCATCTTTAATTGTAAAGGTAGTTGCTGTAATCATAGTATTTGGATCCCATGGTTCAGTTTCTTCCATTTTACATCTACCTAAATCATTATTACACCAAACAACTGTACCTGGAATACCAGAACGAGATTTAGCCAAATATAATCTAACCTTACCTTGTTCTTTTTCGGCTGGATTTGCATTTAATGTTGTTAAGCTATGCGCCAAGTGAATCTTTTGTGCAGATTCAGCAATAGCATCCATATTAACAACTTGATCACCTTTAATACTCCAAGTATATCTTCCTAATTGAGATCCACTAATAACTGGACAATCAAATGTAATAGCTAAATTTTTAAGATCTGTTGCAACTCCACCGACATCTTCATAAATATTACCTTTTACTTTTTGAGTTGGTAATAACTTATCAAGATAGTCAACAAATATAACATCGGGCTTCCAAGGCATACCTAATTTTTCTTCTTTATATTGTATAACTTTTTGAATAAAATTATGTAAAGTATCCGCAGTTACAGCACCCGGTTTATAAAATTTAACTACACATTGTGGATTAAATGTATTTTTAAATACAGCAAGTTTATGATTAAATTCTTCTCTATTTGCAGGATCTAACATTTGATACATATTTAATCCTGTAATAGCGCAATTAATATTTGCTTGAGTTTCAACTTCTGATAATTCAAGTGTAATAAATACTACTTTTTTAAATGTTTCTAACGCATGCTTAGTCAAGCCTGCCATGGTTTTAGATTTACCACCACCAGGAGCTGCACCAATCAAATGAAGATTCTTTTTAACAAATCCGCCGCCCAAAGCTTTGTCCCAACTTGGAATACCTGTTTGAAGCATACTACCTTTATCATAATCTTCTTTCAAAAGATCAATAAACTTTTCAGATGTAGTTTCTTCAAAGTCTAAACCCAAATCATTTTCTGATCCAAGCGTTAATACTTTCTTAAAAGCATTTATAGCTTCTTCGTAATTACCTTCTTTAAGTGTATCTGTACCTTGCGCTAAAACTTGTTTCCAAGCAGCTTGTCTAACAAATACAATTGCTTTATCTTTAAAAAATTCTAAATCTTCATTGTCATCTAAAGTATATATTTCATCTAATACACTTTGATATTGAAAATATTCTTTTGTACCCAATGTATTTAAATTAACGAAATCTTTTGCTTTTTCTTCTAATACTAATTTAGATGGAATTGTTTTATGTTTTTTATGATAATCATGAATCCATTGACAAATATTATGAAGTACACGATTTTCAAAAAATTCAGGTTTTATAATATCTAAACCACTCAGAGTAGCCCATTTCTGATCAAATATTAATAATTGTAAAAACTTTTTTTGTACTGGTAATCCAAATTCTGTATCAAAGCTACCCATATTCTTCTCCACATTACTTTTATTTATAGAATAAAGCATTTAGTCATAAAAGTAAAACAAATTTAAATAAGTTTTTCTAAACTAATTTTCATCTTCATTCAATTCTTCTATCATTTTACAAAAATCTTGTACTTTTGGTAATTCAATTACTCCAGAATCTTGAAGCATTTTTCTACGCTTTTCATAATGATTAGTAAACATGTAATTACCACCAACATCTTTGAAATCTATTACAAAACTAATGTTTTTACCGGTTTTCTTTTTACGACTAGCTCTTCCAACTCTTTGTATTCCTGCGATTGGAGTTTTTCCGGCACTAAATAATACCACAGCTTGAAATTCTTCTACATCAACACCTTCATCTAATACAGTACTTCCAAATATGATATTATATCCGTTTTCAAAAGCTTTCTTAATATCTTCTACACCACCTTCACGAGTAGTAAGTTTTAATTTTCCTGTTTTACCTGCTTTCCATTCATGAATTGTATTATCACCACAAACAAAAATTGAATTAACTCCTTCTTCTTTAAGAGTTTTCATTAAATTTTGCCCTGGTTTAATATTATTAATAGAAGCTAAAGTCTTAACTCCATGCTTATTTAGAAACTTAAGCATTTCAATTCCAGCTCTATTTCTAGCTTTATTATAAGTGATATTAGCTCTATATTGTACAAAATAATTATCTTTTAAATAATCTGGTAATCTAGGTTCACTGTTTTTAAAATTAATAAAATAAGAATAAGGCTGTGCAATGTTTTGATCATTAATAGTATCTTTCATTTCATATGAAAAAACTGGTTCACCAATTAATGCAATTAAAGTAAAGTCATCAGCATTATTATAAGGATGATCATAATTTCTAAATGGAGATCCAGAATAACCAATCATATGTCTTAGATTAGATTCATCTGTATAAAAGATTGGTTCAAAATTAGTTAATGCTTGTAAATGCTGACATTCATCCCAAATAATCGTATTTACTTTCTTTAAAAATTTAAGATATTCTTCATCTTGTTTATTTAATCTTTCATCAGAGCTTTTTGTATTAATTAATACAATTCTTTTAGTATAATCTGGCTCTTTGCTTGGATTCCAGCTAACATCTGTAATATTAAATGAAATCAAACGATCATATATTTGTTGTAAAATAAAATTATTTCCATTCATTATAAGAATACGATCATTTTCTAATATCTTACAAACTAAGCACATGATACTGGTTTTTCCAGATCCAACCGAAGATTGTATCATACTTTGAAAGTTATTTAAAGATGCTAAGCAAGCTTCAATCTGATAGTCTCTAATTTCAAATTTAGGATTAATAGTTTTTACAACATTTGCCCAAGCTAATACTTCTTGTTCTGTATATTCTTTAAATCCTCTATTGATTTTTTCAGTTTGAAGAGGAAGTTTACTCGTAATAAATTTAATTAAACCTGTTGGAAATCTAATAGATTCAAATATTTCATCGTTTACTTCAATCTTATTAACTTCTTGATAAAATTTACGAATATTATAGCTTTTTGTATCAAAGTCATAATCTTTTCTAGTTAATAAATTCTTAATTTGATAAAGCATAGCTTGGCTTTCACCACAAATATAACTCCAAAAAGTTTGTGTATTATAAATCATATTATATAGAATTCCTTATTTTTCCTTTACAAATATGCTTATTTTTCAGTTCTATTTATAATAAAGGAGTATAACGCCAATGTTTTCCAAAGTAAAGCAATTATTTTCAAAACGGAAAAAGAGAGCTAAATATAATACTACTCAATCTGTTAAATTTAGAGATATGGCTGGTAAAGAAATTGTTTTAGAAATTCGTATAAATGGAAATGATACACTGCTTTCTATACATGATCCAGATAAAACAGTTGAATTCCTATTTGATCAAGAAACTGCGGTTTTATTTGATGCATTAGTTCAATACTATGCTGCGCATAATGTTTTTCCAGATTTAACAGATGAAGAATAAAAGGACTACTATATGAAAAAAGAAGTTAAAAAAGCTTGTGATCTATCTAAAATGATTTTAGATCAAGTTAATACATATACAGAAAAATATACTGGTATGGAAGGTAAAGATGTAACTACAGAAGAATCTTTACAAGAGTTACAAACCATTTTAGAAGAAGGTTTTGCTTTACATAATTTCTTGATTGAAAAAGAATTAATAAAAGAATCTCCAGCAATTATTGCTAGTTTGATTAATTTAGAAAAGTTTACTTCACAATTAACAATTAATAAAGAAAATGCTGAAAAATTGCGTTTATCTAATGCTATTCAAGTATGGAATCAAACTAAGATTGCAATTGCAGTATTGGCAGGTGCTGTATTAGATACTTTCGAACCAATAAAGAAAGAAGATTAATGCCAATTGGATATATTTATAAAGTATCTGTAAATAATTCAAAGTCTACTTTTGATAAATGCTATTATATTGGTAAATCTTTATACAATAAATGTAATAAAAAATACCATGACTCTTCTTTTTATTTAAAGAAATATAAAAAGAAATGGGGTTTAGAGGGATTATTTCGTGAAATTTTATGTGAATGTGAAACTTTAGAAGAATTAAATTCAAAAGAAAAATATTATATTGATAAACATCAAGATGATTTATTTTTAAACGAAGGTTTTTGTTTAAATATTGCCAGAGGTGGGGATGGAGGAGATACTATTTCAAATAATCCCAAGAAAATAGAAATACTTACAAAAAGAAGTATATCAGAATCTGGACAAAATAATCCTATGTATGGAAAAAATTATCAAACATATGGTTTAAAACAAAGAATGCAGCAATTAAAAGGTAAAACTTTTGAAGAGTTTTATGGCAAAGAAAGAGCTAGGGAAATTAAAGAAAACTATAGAAAAGGACACTTGGGCAAAAAGCACTCTTTAAAAACTAGATTAAAGATGAGTTTAAATAATGTAGGTTCAAAAGGAATGCATTGGTATAACAATGGATTTGTTAATAAATTAACTTTTAATTGTCCAAAAGGGTTTAAACCAGGAAAATTATATAAGAGAAAAAAATGTATAAAAGACAATTAAGTGTAAATATAAAAACTACCAAAAAGATTAGTAGTAAAAGAAAAACTCAAACCAAATTAGTTAGAGATCAAACACAATCTGAAGCAGAATTGCAAAAAGCTGTGGTAGCAAAACTGCGTTCTTATAATGGATTGTTTATTATATATAATGATCCGGTATCTCCAGCCTTAAAATATATAACTAATCCACAAGCAAGAATGGGTTTTATACAATATAGCAAAAATAGGGGATGGGAAAAAGGATCTAGTGATTTAGTTATAATTTGGCATGGTAAACCTACTTTTCTTGAATTAAAATTCGATACCACTAAGCACAAAGGTAAATTATCCGAAGAGCAAATTAATTATAGAAAAAGAGTAGAACATTTTGGATACGATTGGCAATGTTGGAGAACCATGGATGATTGTGTATCTTGGATTAACAAACAATTAAAAGAATTTGAATCATGAAGTGGAATGAATTATTAAATAATGTGCCTAAAGTAACTCCAAATTACAATTTTGGAGCTTCTAGTAATATATCCAATTTAGATGTAAATTATGATATTAAAAAGAATATTATAACTTTTACTGGAAATGTTAGATCTGCTAAAAGTGGTCATAAATATTTTTTAAAAGTTGAATTTCTTCATGTAGGTCCTACTGATGGATTAGAAGAAGATGAAATTATGCAAGGATATATGCCTAAACCATCTTTAGCAGAAAATGATATAAAGGTAAGCTGCAATTGCCCTAGCTATTTATTTAGATTTGATAAAGCAAATGCAGCGAATCGAGCAGGTTTAGGTAAAGGTTTAACTAATTATCACAGAAGAACAAACCGTGCTCCAAATAATCCACATGACTTACCGGGTATGTGCTATCATGTAATAGAGTTCGTGGATTACTTGCATTCTCAAGGATTTGTTTATTAATTTTTTACAAAGTTCTAATATACATGCCAGATATTACATTACATTTACCTTCCAATAGTCGGTTTTCTAGTAGTTTAAACGAGATAGATGCCGCAATGAAGGAGATTTTTTTAATGGAAATGCGTATCGCTGATCCTAGAGATAAAACACATAAACAAGATTCTCAGGGCAGCGATGATACTAATTGGTTATGGGAACCAGAAAGAGTTTTCCAAGTAGATGATATGACAACAGAAGACATATTTGAAACTTGGTTATTACGTAACAGTAAAAATAATAAGAATGTAGATGTTACATATCCATTACTTGCTTATAAGCAAAATGATATCGATAGTGTATTCTGGGGAACCGGTAATCGTTTTCATCAATGGGAAATTGAAACTCCACCTGTAAATTCACAAATAGAAGTAGGCGATACAGTATATGTTAAGTCTGTATTACATCCTAGATTATTTGGTACGCGTGCTGAAGTAGCAGAAATTACAACCGGTTATATTTTATATTATGCTGGCACTACAGATAAGATTAAAGAAAATGGTAAAGTAATTATATTCTCAAGAGAAGAATTACGCCAAACAGGTAACAAATCCCCAATTACTTATAAAGCTAAAGCTATTACTTGTACTTATTCTGCTGCTATATTAGTAGATAATCGAGATGAAGCACAATATATTAGAGATCATTTTATATTAAGATGTAATGATGCTAATATTTGGTTTAAATATGCTTCTCCTATTTTAAATATGACAGAAAATCAAATATATACTGTATTTGAAATTCCAACTTTAGAAAGATATCCTTCTGCTACAGATAGATTAAAAGGCAAAGGATATATTTATGGTGTTGGTATTGATGTAAATGTATGGGCAACTGTAACTGATACTCCAATGCCGCAAGAAGTAATCGAAATGATCCGTATGAATATAAAGATAAAGAACGAAGAAAGATCACAGAGATTTATTATTGTTTAACTATAAAGTTCTAATTTAAAGCAACAGAAAATTCAAAATTTAATATAGTTCTATTATAATATAAAGAGCTATCCAATATAAAGGTTATTGAAAATGTTAAAAACTTTAAATCAAGTTCGCAATCTTAAAGATCCATTAAAGCAGTTTGTGTCTACTTGGCAATTTGCTTTCCCAGCAGGATCTCCATTGATTTCTATGATTGATACGCAAGACTTAGAATTGCGTTGTACAACTTATGGCCTTCCAACATTAAACGGTGATACAACCGAAGTTACATGGGGAGGTTTCAAACGTGTATATGCAGGTAAACAAACCCGCCAAGGTTCTTGGTCAGTTACCTTCATTGAAGTTTGGGATGCATCTGTTGTAGAAGCATTTAAGAAATGGGTAAATATTTATCACAACTATAAAAACGGTACTATTTCTTTGTTAGATGCTTATACAGCAACTGTAAATATTTCATTAGTAAATCCTGATGTTTATGACCCACAACCAGAAGGTATTACACGTTATGATATTCGTTTATTTGATGTATTCCCTTCAGAAGTAAGTATGCCAGAAATCAGTGCAAGTGAAAGTGCTGATGTTGAAATCAAAGTAACTTTCAATTTCAACTACTTCTTATTGGGCGATGAAATCGAAGGTCAATAATAGAAATAACCTTTATATGAAAAATAAAATACCTCATTCTTAGTTTGAGGTATTTTTATTGCTATTTAAAAACAAGTTGAATATACATTAAAATAAGCAAACTAATAAGTTCTATAAGATAAAGTATACTTATAAATCAAAATTTAAGGATAATTATCAATGAAAAAAATAGTATCTCCAATCACAGGTAAATCTAAATATTTACTTATTGAAAATTGTGAATTTATATCAGATATAAAAGTTTCAAACGATTTGAAAGAATCTTTAAAGTTATCAGCAGGTAAAGCAGGTACCTTGATTGTTAAAAATTTACCAGGTACTATTTTAAATCGGGAAAATCAAAACGGTCGTATTTATTCTACAGAAGTTTTAGCACAAGCTATCCGTGAAGCTAAACCTTTGTTTGAAACAAAACAATTATTAAGCCAAGCTTGTGAACATCCAGAAGGATCTTTTGTATCTCCAACCACAGCTTCTCACGTAGTAACAAATGCTTATATTAAAAAGAATGTAAGAGTAGTTGTTGATGGTGAACCAGGTAACTTTGATATGTTATTTATGGATATTGAAGTATTAAATACAGAGGAAGGTAAAAATCTTCGTGCATTATTAGAAGCTGAATGTTCAGTCGGTACTTCAATTCGTGGTGTTGGTGATATGGAAGGTAAATATGTTAAAAATTATGAATTCTTAGGTATTGATTTTGTAGGTAATCCTAGTTCTTCTACTTTTACTCGTATGCCAGTATCTGAATCTGCAAAAGTAGAAGTAAAAGATGAAAGAGATTTAAAAGAAACATTTACGGTAACTACATCATCAACTAATGTTGTTCGTGATTTGGATCAAGCTGCTATGCTACAACAACAATTAGATGGTCTTGGTTATGGCACAGTTACTAAAACATCAACCAAACTTGATCAAGAAACAGATCCTAAAACAGGTGCACAAACATCTATTGCTACATTAGAAGCAGAAACTTCAGATGATGTTGCAGATTTAGATCAAGCTTTACAAATGGCGAGAAATGCAATGTTAAACGGTACAATTAATGTAGATAGTATTACTATTGAAAATATTAAAGAAGAAGATGAAACAAAAGAAGCTGTAGAAGCTGTTTCATATGTTCCTGAAAAAACTACCTTAAAAGAAAAACCAGTTACTGAAGCCAAGAAAGAAGATGAAGTAGATCCAAATTTAGGTAAAAAGTTTGTATTAAAGGCAGGTAATCGTGGTTTTGTAACATTTGATAAAAATGCAATTGATTTTACAAATAAACCAGAAGATGCTTTGCATTTCACTGAAGGTAAAGAAGAAAGTGGAATGGTATCTATGTCTAAAGTTACTGAAATTTTAGATGCTATGGGTATATTTGATGTAGAAAAATATTTCCAAACAGGTAATATAAATTTAGGCGGTGATGAAAAGAAAGAAGGCCTTGGTGGTGCAATAGCTGGTGGTATTGTTGGAACTGCTATGGGTACACTATGTGGTGCTCCAATTGGTGGTTTTAAGGCTGGTAAATCAATGGGTAGTGATATGCAAGATGGTAAATTTCCACCTGCACAAAGTGAATTAAGTGAAGAAAATGGTGCAAATACAAAATATGTTGCACAAGTTACAATTAATGATGCAAATGGTTCAAATCAAGAAACAGTTGCTGTATCTGCTACAGATTTAGAAAGTGCTAAGAATGAAATTAGTAACTTATGGGAAATGAAAAATAAATCTGTAGAAGGTCAAGGTACTGTAGATGTAATGTTAACTGATACACAAACTGGTGAACAATTACATTATAATCCTGAATCACAATTATTAGAAGGTTGCTGCAAAAAAGAATTCTTTGATACTAATACTAGAGAAATTCATGTTGATAATAGTGGCTTATTTAATACTGCAAATATTAGTAGTGATGAAAATGATATAGATAACGATACTGATATTGAAGTAGATGAAGCCTCTAAAGGTATTTGTGATAGATGTGAAGGTGAATTTGAAAATTCTGAATTAGTTGATTTACAAGGTGCTAAATATTGCAAATCTTGCTATCAAAAATTAACAGGTGATGCACCTTTTGCAGAAGAATATAATGAAGCAGATTTTGAAGATCCTGTAGTATGTTCTTGGTGCAAAGATATGTGTGAAAAAGATGATTGCAAGAAAGAAAAAGATTTAGGTTGGTTATGTGATCAATGTCAACGTGCATTAGAATCTCAAGGCGTTCCATTAGAATTTGAAGATGATATAGATCCAAGAAATGTAACAGAAGAAAATGAAGTTGAAGTTAATGGAAACAAAGTAGTTACTAAATTAGATAATGATACAACAATCGAAAAAGATTTTGATTCTCCATTACAAGCACAAGTAGCAACTGCAGCCGTATCTAAAGGTAAAGTTGATCCTAAAGTATTAGTACCAGAAGCTTCAGAACCAAATGATGAAGGTGGTATGACTTATACCTGTGATAAAGCTACATATGATTATAAAACCGGTGACTTTACATGTGATGAAGATACCCAAACAGAAGAATTGTATAGTAATCCAAGTGAACCTTCTGATGCATATGTAAAAGAACAACCTTTAGAAGATGCAACAACTGAAGACTTTGTAGTAACATTAAGTAATATTGATTGGGATATTAGTAATGTAGATCCAAAATTCTTAAATAAGATTGAAAATTTACCAGATACAATTGATGTAAGAGTACAGGATACAATGATTGATACTGCAGATTCTCCTGAAGATTTAAAAGCTGCCATTTTAGCTGGTGCAAATGAAACTATGTACCCATTTGGTATTAAAGATGGAACAATTGTGTCCATTAAAGATACTAAAACAGGTGAAACACTTGCATAATCTAAAAAATAAGCAGTTCTAATTAAATAGTTTAAGAATACTAATTTATTTCATGAAATAAACAAACTAGACTAACTAGTATATAAGGAAAATAAAATGACAAAAGCAGAAGCGATCGCAAAGATCAAAGAAAGCATGAAAGAAAACGTTTTGAACGTTACAGATGCTGAACAAACAGTTGCTAACATCGATGCTAAACCAGTTGAAGATGTTAAAGCAGCAGAAGGTATGCCAAATTCTGAATTACCAACTCAATCAGATGTTGAAAAAGTAGTTAATTCAGCAGAAGAAACATTAGTACCAGCTGATGAAGATGGTGTTTCTAAGAATGGTGGCGAAAAAGATATTATCGATAATGAAAAAATCGAAGCTGAACGCAAGAAAGAAGATAATGCAATGAAAGATGTTATCAACGTTGCAGATCGTAAAGTTGAAGAAAATGCAGAAGTTCAAGCTGAATTGTTAAAGCAATTAGAAGAAGCATCTGCACGTGAAGCTGAATATAAAGCAAAAGTAGCTGAAATCAACACATTATGTGAAGAAGCTTTGAAAGTACAACGCGAAGAATTGATCAAATCACACAGTCAAGAAATGGAAGCTTTCTTTGAAGCTATCATTGCTAAAGGTGAAGCATTTGAAAAAGAATTAACAGAATCTGCAGAAAAGAATGAAAAAGCATACAAATCTGCAAAGAAATTGTATGAATCTTCTTTGAAAATGAACAAAATGTTGTTAGAAGCTGTTAAGAAAGCACAACCTGTCCGCAATATGACTCGTTATGTAACTCCAGCTCGCCGCGCTTTGGAATCAGTAAGTAAATAATTGTTTACTTATATAAATTTAAAGGTCCCTTTTTGGGACCTTTTATTATCGTGTTAATTGTGTTTGCATTAATACACTAAGCTCTTTTTTATAACGTGCCATAATAAAATCTGCTTGAGCTTTAGTTAAAGGATTAACAGCAATTAATTTTGATTCTATTTTATTATCTTTTGTTAAGTAAAAATTCTTTACTAAGGGTTGTTGACCGGTAAATCCTATAATTATTCCTTCCTTAACCTCAAAATCAAGTATTCCTGCAGCATTATTTATTTCATTTATATAATAAATAGTATCTCCAATTGTTAACTTCTTTTCTTTTTTCTTTTTAGGTTTTTTTGGTTTTTCTAAAGCATGTGGTTTACATTTATATTTTTTATTCAAAACCTGTTCTTTGTGCTGTAAAAATTCTTCAGGCGGCATGCATCCTTTTTTGGAATTACATGATCTATGCGCAGGTTTTAAGTTAGATTCTTCTGTTTTACCACCTAAGGCCAAAGGTACCCAGTGATCTGCACTGCAATGTTTCATATTATCTATTTTTTTACCGCATAAGAAACAAAATAATTCCCCAATAGAACATTGATTAGCCCATCTACGTTTGATGTCTTGCATCAGTTCGCGTTCTTTTTTTGTCATTTTACTCATGGTTACTTCTTATTCTTATTATATGCTTCTCTTAATTTAGATCCATAATATTCAACTTGGCCGGAGCCATTGTAGATAGATGCAAATGTATTAAAATCTTTGTTTTTTAAAGCAGTATACATTTTATTATTGGATTTTATAAAATTACACATTGCCATTAATTGGTTTCTTTCTGATTCATACATAGCCTTTACAAAAGATTGTACGGAATTATAGCCACAAGCTTTATAATTAAATCCCATACATTGACCCATTCCCCAGCTTGTAGCTAGCATTGCACATTCTTCATCAATTTCAGCTGCTTTTAAATAGCGTTTATACTCATTTAAACCAGTTTTATAATACTTTTTTGTCCAAGACTTATAACATATATCTGGATATTTTTGAGCTATTTCTGCAGCGTTTTTGTGCTTGTTTTGGATATATTTATAGAAGATATGACCTTCCTCTAAAGTCACTGGAATATTAGGATCTTCTTTTAAGAATCCCGATTTACCACCGGCTTCTACTGTAAATATAGCTTTTAATGCAGCTACTTCTATATTAAATTTATTAGCTAACTCATTAAAATCATTTTCTGTAATAAATTTTGACACTTTTACTTCCTCTACTGGATCTGGTTCTGGCTGTATAATAGGTACCGGCAAAGGTTCTTGTTTTGGTTTAGAAAATAAAGAAATGAACCATTTAAATATATTCATAATTATTAGAACTTTGATTTGTTCTATAATTAAAAGGTCTTAAAATGGTAGAAAATACAAGTAGTACAGGTGATATATATACTAATGTTTATAGTATTGTCCAACTTAATTGCTTTGCAGATGGAGAAGAATTAAGCTGGAGAGATGTTAAAAAAACACTAAATAATGAACACATTGATGAAATAAAGATATTTGGTATATCTAACAAGTTATATAGAGAGATTATAGAATATTTAAAAGAAGAAGAAATAAATTATACTTTATATGGAAGATCTAGAATTGTATTAAATTGGAAAAATACTTCAACTAAACATAAATAAACCTATATTCTAATTTATATGAAAAAGAAAAGTATATTTTTAAGAGATTTCTCACAGGTAATACAGAAGCATCCAGAAAGCTGGAATAAGCCTTGTAAATTACCAAGAGATTTAGATTGTGGTAAATATCTTAATGCTCAAGATGTATATAAAATAGATTCAGTAATGAAAGTTATTGAATGGAAAGAAAATAATAGTATTCATTGGACACATTTTGATGAGATTTATATTACCCAGCCTACAAAGTTATTAGGTAAAAAATATATCAATAATTTAGAAGAAGTATGATTACTGATGAACAATTTATTGCTGCTCACAATTATGCATTTGATTTAACTGTAAATGCATGCTTTCGCCAGCGTATGGCAGCAGTAATACTTAATTCAAATGGTAAAATAATTGCTAGTGGTGTAAATGAATATACACCGCATTGGTATATGTGCGTAGAAAACGGTTATCGTAAAGATCAAACTGGTGCACATTGTGAATTAGCAGCAATTAGAAATTATTGTAAAGCACACAATATATCAGATAAAGATCCAGTCAAATTTTTTAATAAATGTAAAAAACAAGATTTTAATACGATTGTAGTTGTTCGTAGAAAAGGTGGTTTATATTCTTTGATGCGGGGAAATAGTAAGCCATGCTTAGCTTGTCAAGGATTTTTAAAGAAAGTTGGTATTAAGTATATGGTTTATTATGATGAAAAAACAAATCATTTTGTTAAAGAAAGAGTTAACTAGGAGGAATTACCATGAATGATGATAATATTTATTTCACACCAGATTTAACTGCTGAAGAAATTGAAGAAGCTTTTGAAGATGAAACTTGGATAGAAAATGTAACGGAAGCTGCATTATTTGGTGCAACAAGTTGTTTTCAAAAAGGTAAAGATAACTATGAAATAATGCATGATATTATAGTATATAATGTTAGTCGTAGAATGTGTGAATTATTTATTAAAAAAGGTAAACCTATTCCAGAATTAATCACATGGAAAAATTCACTTTCTATTTTAAATGCTTATGAATCTTTTGAATCGATTATAGCTAAATTATCAATCGAAAAAAAATTGGGTGTATTTAAACCTACCATTGTAAAAATACAAATTGAAAACAAAGCAATAACCCATGAATTAACCGATTGGTGTAATCGTATGGAAGAAGAATATCCTTTACGTATTTTACTGGAAGAATTAAAGGATAATGTATATAAGTTTTCAATATATGCGGATAAAGATTAATTTTGTTTTAAAACTTCATTTTTTAAATATTTTAAAATAATTGGAAAATCTTTAATTTCTTCGGAGGATAGGGTTAATTGATTTTCTCCAAATACTAACACTTGATCTTCTGTAATAGTATATTGTCCTGCAACAAAATTAACTAAATCATCTTTAGTAATATAGATTTGATTTTTCTTATCATTTAACAGTTTAACACCAGTATCATCCAAATTAATAACACGCATAAGTAAAACCTCTTATATCTTTGTAATTAATATAGTATAAAATAAGTCAAATGTAAAGCAGTATTTTTCCAATTAAAAACCCCAGAACTTAATCTGGGGTAATTAGTTAGATCTGAATTTATCTATTAGTTTGCACTTGAACTAACTGTAACAGAAGCATCTGCACCAGTAATTGTTGTATTCAAGATAATAGATTCTGCTGCATATACAGGTGTTAAGATAATATCAATTACTAATTGATTATTTTGGATAACCAATGGAGTATTATTTGAATTATCACAGATTACTTGATATGCTGCAATTCCATCTGCTGCTAAGATACTATCTAAGAAGCTTGAGAATTGTAATGTGATTTGCATACGTTCATATGGAGTATTGTTTTCGAACAAGTGCCATCTTGCTGCATCACGTAAGATTGTTTCAATGTAGATAACTGTACGAGCAACATTGATACGATCTAATGCAGATGGTTTAGCTTGTAATGTTCTTTGACCCCAGTTTACATAACCTGCTACAGCATCACGGATAATGCAGTTAATTTGATTATCTGCATATAATGTACCACCTTGTTCTGGATTATACATCTGTGTTAATCCTGTAGGAGAAACTGTTGAAGAACTAATGATACCACGATTTGGACCTGCAGGAGCATGCCATGGATCACCAGCTGCACCCATCAATTTTGCTAAGAAAGCAGATGGACACATTACGAAGTTTGCACGACCTTGAACAGAATCATATGTTCTTACCCAAGGTGATGAGATAGCTGCACGATATGTATTGGAACTTAATGTATTCTTTCTCCAATCAATTGCATCTTCGTATTCGGTTTCTGTCATTGGCATATCTAATAAGCAGAAGCAGTCACGGCGATATTCTGCAACTTCAATCATTTTATTAGCGTAACTTACATTTTCTTTAGTTACATAACCAGAATTCATCAATAAAGATACATTTGTTTGTGTACGATCTTTGAATAAATCCCAAGCTGCGTTTAATTCTTTTGATGTAGGTTTGCCGCCAGATTTACCACCTGTTAAGAATACTACTTCACCAGATAATGTTGCTTGTAATACTTCATCTTCTTGTAACTCTTTTAACATATTTGGATTTACATATACATTTACATAATCAGAAGAACCATTAATAACATCTTCAATGTACATTGAATTGCCATAATTATCTTTTGCTTGATATAATGTGCAGAATTGATATGTTTCTACAACTGTTGTAATTCTACCAATTGTTTGTAAAACATCAACTTGAATTGTTCTTTGATTTGCATCTGGGAATTTACTTACTTTACCAGAAGTTACTGTTTCTGGAGTAACTAATGCACCAGTTTCATCTTTATCTGCTACATAGACAAAGCTAATAGAAGGAGTATCACCACTTTCTCCGGATTCTTCATCTGGAACGTGTATACTTTCAACTGTATAAATACCGGCTTGATTACTTGCAATCTTTGGTAAAATACGACTAATTTCAATCATATCACCAACTTTCAAATCTTCAATAACTCTTGTATCTACACCTTCAATTGTTGCTAAATATTGATCATTATCTTCATTATCATTTGCTGGAGCATATGTAATACCAGTGAAAGGATATGCTTTATTTTCATTTATTGTACTATCGCTTAAACGAACTGCGATTTTTAAATTATTAGGATCAGATGCAACAAACATCAAAGCTTGTGTTTTATCTTCACCAAATAAACCGGTAGCATCTTCTTTATCCAATACACTTTGAACTTCTTCTACATAATAACCAGTACTATCTTCAGCTGCTGTTTGACCTTTTGCTGGAATACTACGTGCACCAAATTTAGCATCATCTGCTTCGTGTGCATCTACTTCACCGGCTTTAACTACACGGACAAAATAATGGCTATTAATAGATTCAGAAGCAACTGCCAATGAATAACCTGCATATCCATATTTTGCAGAATTTAATGCACCAAAAGTATTGGTGTAATCTTTTAATGTTGATAAAAATGTTGGCTTGTTAATTGGACCGAATTCTGCTTCGCCAACATAAGCACATGATGTTACTGAATTTGTAGCCACTACCCCAGACAAATCTTTAATACTTGGGTAAACGTTAGGCCATTTATAGTTTGCCATTATTCAAATCCTTATTCTATGTTGTTCTAATTTCTTAGTTATATATTAGAACTTTGTTAGTTTTATTATCTTTTGATCTTATAACTTTTCTTTAATTGCATTATAAAACCTATCATATAGAACTTATATGATAGGCTTAATTTATTTAAATTTGGATTTATTATTGGTCTGTATTTTCACTATTAGAATTTTCATATTTATAGATGATTTCCCAAATATCATGTCTAATACCAGGATGTTTTATATAATTAATATTATCTTCATCTTCTACTAATTCTTTTAGCGCATACAATGCATCACTAATCATTTCTGCTTCATCTGCTTGCTTTTGTGCTTTAGCATTAGCATCAATATTAGCTTTTGCAACAATTTCTTTTTCAATTCTATCTAAAGTTTCTGGATCAAAGTTTAATGCAGCTAAGAATTCATCTACTTGATATGGATATACTTCATTAGGATATTTATCCATAATATCTTCTAAAACTTGATCTTTATTTTCAATATTTTCTTTATCTAAAATATAATTAACAATAATATCTAAATCAAAGGATGTATAAGTTTCAGGAGCTTTTTCTTCAACAGATTCTTTTACTTCTTCTTGCTTATCTTCTGCTTCACCTTCACTCTTATCTTCACCTGTTTCAGCTTCTTCTTTACCCGCTTCAAATTCTTTTTCAAATGCAGGTAATTTAGAAACAATAGTAGATAATTGTGCGAAGTGTTTCTTTTCTTCAGATATAATATCTTCTAAAGTAGGTTTAACAAGATTACCTAACCAAGGTTCTGATCTATCAACCATATCAATAATTTGCATATATTGATTAATAGCATCGGTTTCAGCAGCTGCAGCAGTCAAAATACCTTCTTGTGCTAAAGCTGTAATATCTTGTTCTTCAGCAACCCCTTTATCCAAGGGGTTAGCTGCCATTCCTTCTGTTAAAACTTTTTTTGGAATAAATTGTGACATAATAATTTTTCCTTATTTGTCAAATTTATAAGAATTACCATCTTTCTTTAATACAACTTTTTTATCTGTATTTGTATCGATTTCAATTGAAGCAGGTAAATCTTTTTCATCAATATTTAAGATAACATAAGAAGGTTCTTCGTTTGCATCAACTTCTTTGTTAACACTTAATGCTGCTGCTAATTCTGGTTTAACTGCATTTTTAATTGCATTTAAAACATCACTTGCATTTAAACGTTTATCTGGATTATATGCTAAATTACCGGCATAATCAGATTCTGCTAAAACGCTTTCCAATGTTTTTGCTAATTTACCTTTTCTTGCAGGTTTAGTGGCAGGAGTATTCATTTTCTTTAAGATTGCAAGAATTTTTTCTGCATCTGGATTATCTGCTGCAATACCATTTGCTTTCAACAATTCAATATCTTCTGGTGCCATTGCTGGTTCAGCAGGAGTTTCTACTGGAGCTTCTGTATTATCAAAACCACCAAAGTCTCTAATTGTACCATAATGACCACCACGTGCTGTACCTTGATCTAAAGCATCAGTATAAGCTTTTTGAAAAGCTGCACGTACTTGATAATTCTTAGAGGATTTATCTAATGTTTGAGCTAAAGACATACCTGGTTCAAAATCAAAGGCTAAATCTGCACCACCTTTAGCTTTTAATGCTGCATTTAATGCTTCACCAAATGCTGCACAATCTTCTGCTGTTGGGTTATCAATAAATTCTGGATTACCAGATTTTGCAGCTACATTACGCAAAATTTTCATAAATACTGGACTACCAATATTAGAGATGTTATATTGTTTATAAGCATCTACATATTTTTGCCAATTATCTTTAACGTTTTGTGGAACTTGGATTCTACCATCACGAATTGCACTCATATTAGCACGTACACGTGACATTAAAGCATTTGACCATTTACCAATACCTGGTTGTGCAGGAACAAAACCTGGCCAATCATCAACCATAGCTTCTTCTAGATCAGCTTCATCCAAGCTTTCTAAAAAAATTTTATCTTTTCTTGTCAAAATACTTTCAATAACATTTGCTAATTTTGGATGATGATGTTCATGATCACAACATTGAGGATCTTCACATTCACAAGAAGCACCTGTACCTAAATTAACTAAATCTGCTAATTCAGCATCTGCCATATCATCAATACCTACAATTGATACAACAGTTTCACTTTCGCCTTCATTGCTACCAGAAAAATTATTATCATTAGCCATCTTACTAACATTAACCAAATTTTCTGGATCTGTAATTTCTTCTTGTGAAAATTCACCTGGTTTTGAATTAGCCATACCCAACTCATCAAATGAGGTTGTGTTTGTAGCTATGATTTCTTTTGAGCTGTCAATACCTTCTTTCATCAAGAAAGGTTTTGCTGCATTCAATAATTCTTCTTTAAGACTCATGTTTTTTGCCTTTATTAAAAACTTTTGTGTATTTATATGGCGATTTATACGCTTCTTTCTTTTCTTTTCGTTTCATTTCTCGATTGTAGCGATCCATGAAAGTACAAAATTCGCGATAAGTCATTTTAGGCAGAGTTGTATCATTAGCCATATTTATTTCCTTAATCGTTTATAATTAGAACTTTATAATTTAATTAATCTAGTGTTTGTTTAACTTTTGACAAATCCTTGACAAAGCGTTACGATTTTACCTTTCTTAGATTTACCATAAATAGCTGCTACAGGTTTACCTGATTTTATCCAATGCTCTACTAAATTTATATGGAAATGATTATGTATATTCTTAGATTCTGTAAAAAAATGGCAAGAGCAAGATCTTGGATGTAATGTAACATATGTTGATTCTACAATTATACCATGGATTTTTTCATCTACCCAGTATCCTTGTACTTCACCTTCTATAATATTTTCACGAATCATATACATATAAAAATAACCTTTTAAAATAGAACTATAAAAAATCCTCAGATTTATAAAAACCTGAGGATTAAGTATTATCTAATTAAAGATTATTAGGCTTTGAAATAGCGTTTTGTGAAACGTTTTTCTGCACCAGATTCTACGATCCAGTTGTCAGCATCAACACCACTTTCTTTGACACATACGTTTTTACCCAATACTGTATCAAATACTTTGCAGCCTTCGGCCAATGTACGATTACCAAATGAACCAGCAATTTTTGCAACTGTAGATTCTGATAAGTTAGCAGCTTTCAAAGATTCAACCATCTTCATATAATCTGCACCACTCATTTCTGAAGATTCATAGCAACCTAATGCTTCTTCAACTGCATCAAATGCACCTGCTTCTTCACCTTCTAATGGTTCATCCATTACAGGTTGTGCATCTGCTGGAGCATTCATCATAGCATCTTCAGATTCGAATTGTGTTTCTGGATAAATCATACCTTGTGAGTTAGCTTTATCAAAGTAACCAATCATTTTACCATTAGCATCTAAAGCTTTTTCAACTTCACCAGGTTGTACAGAACCGCCTAATTCAGAAACGCGTGCAACGAATTCTTCATAACCAAAGTATGGTTCTTTTGCCATTGTTTCTGCAGACATTGTAGCCATATTCAATGGTTCTTCATCTTCTTCATCAATCAAGATTGATTCACATTTCATAGATTTTGAGAATACCATTGGATTTGCTGCGAATTTGTCAAATTTTGATTGTACAGATTCTTTTTTATCAACTTCAACTTGTGCAACTTCAACATCAGAAGTATCTGGTTCTTCATCAGCCATTTTACCAATAACATCATCAACTGGTTC